CCTCTACCTCTACCTCTACCTCTACCTCACGCAGGACTCCCCCGGACTCCTGCGGACTCCGCTGGACTCCATCGGAGGATGTCGGACGCCCGGCACGCTTGCGCTCGGCGTCGGCGAGGCGGCGCTGGCGCATCTTGGCGACCTTGCGCTCGAAGCCCACGAGATCGACCCCGTGGATCAGGTGCGCCTCGGCCAGCCAGGCGCCCAGCGCCGGGTACGACGCGGTGATCTCGCTCACGTCGGCGTCGTCGCGGGACCACGCATGGGCGATGCACATCGTCCAGAGGCCCACGCAGGCCAGGAACGTCTCGTCGTCGGGCACCATCCGGGCCAGCCGCACGAACTTGGGGTCGGCGAGGAAGCCGGTGTCGAGCTGGGCGAGGTCGAACCCGCCCCGGGCGGTCATCGGATGCCGAAGCAGGGGGCGCAGCGTCGATCGCGCCGGACCGACGCGAAGCCGCCGGCGACCGCGACCGTGATGAACAGGTCGTAGACGACGCGGACCCGTCGGCAGGCCGGACAATGGCGCCGGCTGACGCGGATGAAGCCGGCCTCGGCGGCGATGTCGAGGCGCGGGGGGTCTGGCAGGTCGGGCATCGGGTCCTCCTCGGGTGGATATGACGGTCAACGTCATGCTAGGCACGCCCCCGGGGGAAGTCAAGCGGCTCGAGTGAGGGCCGTGACGCCCGCTCGAGCCGCCGTGCCGGCACCAGCGCCGTCATTCACCGGATCGGGGGTGCGGAGGAGGTCCGACCATCCGATCCGCCGCGATCCGAGCCGTCGGATGGCCGCGGTGGCAGCGCCAGACTACCGCGCCGGGCAGGTCGGCGGCAAGCACGCCCCGACGGACCCTCCGACCATGTGCAGATTCGGCCTGTGAGGGCCCCAGCAGCCCCGGAGAGGGGCGTTCGGGGTCGGAGTGGACCCTGATACTTCCGCGTGCGAGGGCTCCTGGGCCGTCTACGGGCCTCCTGGCGGCCAGCGCCGGTCGTCGGAGCCGTAGTAGATGGCGGTCAGGATGAAGATCAGGATGAAGATCAGGGCGAGGATGGCCTGGATGAGCTCGACCGGGACGATCGGGGTATCCATTGGCGCAGGGTACACGGGGGGCTGCGGGGAGGAACGGGACTCCGGGGGCGATCTGGAAGTGGGGGGTCCATGTGGGGAATGGGCGACCCGCCCCCCCCGGCGGCCCGGCCGTCTGGCAGGGCGCCACCCCCCGGGACCCCTCGAGGACCCGGCGCCGGCGGCTCGAGTGTGTACGGACGCCCCCGGCCCCCGGCCGGCCCCCGGCCCGGGCCCGACCCCGATCGATACAGGCGGCCAGGCGCCGGACCCTCGAGCTGTGGACATAACCCCTGTTATCGGCCATCGGTAGCGCTGTATCAGCTGTCGCCGATCGACAGCGGTAGCGCTGTCCGTCACGAGCTCCACGGGACGGCTCTGCCGGGAGGCTCGGCCCCTCGCCCATCCTCGGCCCATCCGGTCCGACCCTGACCCGATCCACCCCTCCCCCTATAGCCCCCCTCCCCGCTCCGGCACGAGCTCCTCGGCGCCCAGGCGCCACGGCCAACGCTACCGCTCGCCGATGCGAGCTCCTCCGCCGTTCGTACCAGCTCGATCGGCCATCGATACCGCTTGCCATTCCGCCGGCATCGGAGTACCCTTGTCGTGTACCCGGCGCGCCCGTCATGCGTGCCGGCCCATCAGGAGGAACGGCGATGCCGTCCTACGACTACGCGGCGCAGGTCTGGCGCGACGACGCCGACCAGCCGATGCCGTGCGCTCACCCGGCCAGCATGGGCCCGACGTGTTGCGCAGCCTTCCGGCTCACGGGCCGGCGGGTCGAGCCGCGCGACCTCTGCGGCGACTGCGGCCTCGACGCCGACGCGCACGACCGGCGCGCGGAGTCCGGCTGCCCCGTGCCCCCGGCGTTCGTCGCGCTCGGCGAGCCGATCGACTCCGCCGACGTGCCCGACGCCGTGCGCGCCGGGCGGGTCGTCTGGTCATTCGGCTATGACGACGACGACCCGGACAACTTCACCACCATCGACACCGGCGACCTGTGGGCGTGGCTGGACTCGCCCGCGGTCGTCGCCTCGTGGGCACCCTTCCGGGTGACCGACCCTGACCCCGACCTCGAAGGGCTCGCCGTCGAGCTCGAAGCGGAGTACACCGCCGCCCTCGAGCGCCGCCGGCAGCTCGAGGCGGACCGCTGGGCCGATGCCCGGCGGGGCGCCCGGCACGAGCGCGACCGGCTGGCCGGGCGGTGCCCGGTCTGCCCGGGCGGGCCCGGTCGGCTCCTGACCGGCGCCGACCTGCGGAGCGCCGCGGCCCTATCCGGCATCGTGCCGAGGGTCGGCGACCCCGATGCCCGGGCCCGGGTGCGGGAGCTCGTCGCCGTCGGGTCATTCTTCGCCGCCGCCGCCGCCGGGCGGGACGACCCCGACCCCGACGCCCACCAGCGCCACCTAGACCGCCAGCACGAATGGTCCGGCGCCCTCTGGCCGATCGAGCTCGCCGCCGGCTAGCACCACCACCGCAGGGCCCCCCGGCCCTGCCCACGGCGCCGGCGACCCCGGCCCCGTGGAGAGTGCCGGGGACCGTCACCACCGGCACCAGTAGACAGGAGGCATCCGGCCATGACCCGGACCCGCACCCTAGACCGTCGCGCCGAACGCGACGCCGCCCGGCGCGTCAAGCTCTGGCGCCCGGCCCCCGACCCCGGCGAGCCTGCCCTGCCGTGGCACGAGCGCGCCCGCCGGCACCAGCTCGCGCCCTCCGCGCATGGCGCCCATGCGTACGCCGACCACGAGGAGGCGACGACGTGGCACGGGTGATCGCCTACGCTCGAGGCGACGGCGCCGCCCTCGCCGTGCACCGCACCGGCACCCGCTACGCGAGCGCCCAGGTCACAACCTCGAGCCGGACCGTGGCCGTAGACCTGTGGGCCGACGGTCATGGCGTCCTCGAGATCCGGCAGGATGGCCGGCTCATCGCCGCCTACTCGTGGCCCGCCGAGGGAGCGCCCGAGCCGTTCCGGCTGGCGTCCGACCGATGATGACGCGCGAGCCGGCCCCCATCCACGACTACAACGACGCCACCCGCGCGCACCGCGGGCACTTCTTCGATGCCGACTCCGTGCGCTTCTTCGGGTCGCGCATCGGCTCGAGCTTCTACCCGTCCGCCGGGCGAGTCCGCTCCTACTTCACGACCTCCGAGCTGTCGGGGTTCGATCATCGCTCGCCGCGTCGCTTCACGGTGCGCGCGATCGACTGGCGTACCGGCGACGTGGACGAGCCGACCGCCGGCGGTGGCTTCCTCGCCCACGACTACCGATCGAAGGCCGACCGCATCGCCGCGCGCCTGGCCGCCGCCGACGACAGCCCGCCGGCGTCCCTGCCGTGCCCGGTGCATGACGACCCGCCCACCATCGACGGTCGCTGGTGCCGGTGGTGCCTCGAGCGCTACGCGCCCGACGTGCTGCCGCGCCGCGGCCCGACCGATGCCCAGCTCCGCCGCGTCGCTCGAGCCGTCCGACCATGACCCTCCCGAGCATCATCGCCGAGTGCAACCCGCCCGAGGGGACCGGGCCCACCGGCGCCCGCGCGTTCCTCGAGCTCGTGCAGGAGCGCGGTAAACCGTGTTTCCGCTGCCTCGCCAACGATGCCGAGCCGGGCGAGGCGCCCCGGTGTCACTTCCTCGCGCGCGGCTTCCGCACCCGGCTCGCCGACCATGCCGCCGCCCCTGACGGGAGCTTCGGCCTATGACGGACCGCGGCGACCGCCTCGCACGGCTCGCCCAGCGCGCCGCCGCTCGCCGACATCGGCGGGCGGTGGCGCTGCTGCGTCTGCCGACCGATCCCGCCGGCCCGTCGCCGGCGGTCATCCGAGCGCACGAGCTCGTGCGCCAGGCCGACCGGCTCGCGCTGTCGCTGGCGGTGCAGATGCCGCCGGCCCCCACCCTCGTCCGCTGCCTCGTCTGCCGCCGCATGGTGCCCGAGCCCGGTTCGATCCGGGTATGGGGCGCCGACGGGCGCGTCTATGACGTGTGCGAGCGGTGCTACGAGCGCAGTACCTGAAAGGAGGCCGCCCCGAATGGTCTATGTCATCAGCGACGTTTGCGCGCGGTGCCATCACGGCATCGAACGCCACCAGCCCGCCGGACCCGCCCGCGACTACTGCGGCAGCAACCCCGGACCCGCCCACCCGTTCGGCGATCGGGAGCTAGGGCCCGTCGGCCCGTGCCCCTGTGACGGATTCCGCATCGTGCGCCGCACCGACCCGAAGGAGGCCCCATGAATCACGTTGCCCTCGTCGGCACCCTGACCCGCGACCCCGAGCTGCGGGTCCTGTCGTCGGGTGCCACGCACCTAACGCTCAACCTCGTCACCGGCACCGGCGGCGAGAGCGTGTTCGCCTTTCCCGCGCCGGGCCCGGTCCCGGGCCCCGAGGCCCGGCAGTATCACGCGGTCGTCGCCACCGGCGAGCTCGCCGTCGAAGGCGGGCGCTGGCTGGGCCGGCGCCAGCTCGTCGCCGTGACTGGCCGGCTCATCACCCGCGCATGGGACGACGCCGCCGGGCGCCGCTTCTGGCGCACGGAGGTTGTCGCCGACCGGCTCGAGATCATCACGCCGACCCGTCAGCGCCGCGTGATCGGGGCGTGACGCATGAGCGACGACCGTACCGGCTCGGCCTCGAGACGTTCGCCACGGAGCGCGCCGCCCGGCTCGCGCAGTCGGTCCGGCGCGAACGCGGCGAGCCGTCGCCGGACCTCGCCCACTTCGGACCCTGCCCCCGACACCGCGACGAGCCAGCCGACGAATGGCACGACTGCCCGACGCCGGCGGACCTACTCACCCGAGCGCTACGCCGGACCAAGGTGCCCCGCAAACGCTGACCACGGGCCCCTGATTGGCTACAGCGCCGGGTGGTACTGCCCGCACGACGACCACGACGGGCGCCCGGCCACCGCCACCGGCGGCGAGCTCCCGCCGTCCCGCCGCTGGTTCACCACCGCAGAAACGGAGGAGAACGCATGACCTACCCGTACCCGCCTTGCATCGTCGTCGGCTGCGACCGCATGGCCCGCCCCGACTCGCGCCTCTGCGCCGGGCACTACGGCACCCGTCAGCCGATGGCCCGCCCCATCGTCTACCAGCCCGAGCCCGACCCGCGGCGGGAGCTGTCGGACTTCGCGCGCGGCTTCCTCGTGGGCATCGTCGCGTTCGGCGGCCTGGCCCTCGTTGTGGGCGTCGTGACGTACCACGCCGCGCGATGATCGACCCCGAGCAGCTCCTGTCGCTGGCCGACGCCGCCGAGCTCGTCGGTCGGGCACCCGTGACCCTGCGGCAAGCGGCGATCACCGGGCGCCTCGAGGCAACCAAGGTCGGCGGTCGCTGGCTCACGACCCGCGCCGCCGTGACGGACTGGTCGAGCCGGATCGCAGCTAGCCGCGGTTGGTCGAACGCCCCGGAGTACCGGCGACGACTCGCCGCGTCCCGGGCGGGAGCACCTCCGATCTAGCCCCACCCGCTGCTAGCAGCACGACGCCGGGCCGGATGATTCCGGTCCGGCGTCCTGATTCGAGCCAGCGCACCGCCCAGGCCACGCCGTCCGGCCCGACGAGCACCGCCGCCACCAGGCCGGCGCCGGCCAGCGCCCGGAGCCAGCTCTCCTGTGCAGCCGTCAGCTCGCCCCCGTCCCGTTTGATCTCGAACGCATAGGCAGTACCGCCGGCGAGCACGATGTAGTCGGGGAAGCCGGGCTGCGATCGCCGGCTGTCGTGGGTGTGGTACCAGACGACGCCGGGCCCCATCAGGCGCAAGGCGAACTCGAACGCATCGGCCAGCTCGCGCTCGGGGACGGCGGGCAGCGATTCCGATTCCGGTTTCGCCTTCGCCTTCGGCCTCACCACCACCACCCCCAGGCGCAGACGGCGTAGCCGCCGATGAACCCGATGAGCACCAGCGTCACGATCAGCAGGCAGCCGAACGCATCCGGCCTGCCGAGCTCCTCGTCCACGTCAGCCTCCCTTCCCGATGGCCGTCAGGATGAACCAGCCTTTGCTCGCCGTGCCGTAGGCGGTCAGCACGTCGCCGGTCGTGAACGCCCAGCTCTTGCCGTCGTCGCCGAGCAGCTGCGCTCCGATCTCGCCAGGCGGGTCGTCGCCGAGCACCGCCCGCACCAGCTCGCCGGTGTCGAGCAGCGCCAGCGGGAGCTCCGCGTACGCCTTGCCGCGCGGCGTCGTGCCGGTCGTGATCTCGCCGACCAGCTTGACCCGCAGGGCCCCGGCCCAGCCCTCCTCGAGCCGTGCCGGCGCCGGCGGGTGGGTCGTGATCTCGGGCGGTCCGTCGTACCGCTCGAGCTGATCCATCGGCTCCGCCATCGGGGCGGTCGAGTCCACCAGCGGCAACTCCCCGATCGGCTGGGCCCTTGGTGATGTGGACACCGGCAGCCAGCCGTCGGGGCGGGAGACGAGCAGCTCCGTCGCACCCCACAGCTCGCGGATCGGCGGCTTGCCCTCCTGCCAGATGCGCTCCTCGACGGATGCGCCCTGCACCACCAGGCTCTCACCCTCGAGCAGCCCGGCAGCGTCGGCGGCGTAGGCCAGATCATCGAGCAGGACGATGGTGTGATTGCGGCCCTTGACCTTGACCTTGACCTCGAGCTTCGGCTTCGTGCCCTCCCAGCGGGGCGGGTGCGCCGAGCTCTTGACGATGCGGATCCCGTCGGGCGCCTCGCGGACGGTGGCCGACACGCCCTCCGGGTCGGGCGCCGGCGTCCAGGCTGCCCCCGATGGTGCCTCCTCGCCCGTGATGATCTCCGCCGGGCCGACGACGGTGGCGGACTCGGTGGCCGTGATCGTGACGTGCTGGCCGCCGTCCCCGAGCGATGCCGTCGGGGTGGGCCCCGCCTCGAGCTGCGGTGCGGCGTGGAGCTCGTCGTCGGTGTACAGGCCAGCGACAGATCGAGGGAACGCTGCCCGGATGGCCCGGGCCTCGGCGACCTTCTTGAGCATGGTGCGGGGGCGCTGCGCCCATTGGGCAGCGGCGTGGGTCGCCGGCCCCTGCGTGCGCTTGCCGCCCGGTCCGTCGATCCACTCGGCTTTGACCTGGCCGTCCTCGTCCAGCCATGCCTCGCCGTAGACCGGCTGGGACCACGAGTGCCGCAGGACGCCGACCTTGCAGTAGGCGGGCTTGCCCTGCCACTCCACGATCGGGCCCGTGTATGGCTCGCCCCACACCGGCTCGGTCTGGCCGGCGTAGTCGCCGCTCGCCTCGGCCAGCTTGCGGAAGCCATCGATGCCGACCTGGACGTTGATGCGCCCGCTCTTGTCTTTGATCAGGTGGACTTCGCGGAACAGCGGGTTGAGCCCCCGGAGCTCGGCGACCCGGATGAAGAAGGTGAACTCGTCGGGCGTCACCCGGAGCCCTTGCTCGCCCAGCTGCGCCGTGATCAGCGCGTGGACGGTCTGGCGGTCCTCGTTCGACAGCACCAGCGCCCGTGTCTCGTCGGTCATCAGCCCTCCTCCGCTTTCAGGTTCCGTACCGGCGGCTCGTGCCGATGCTGGGTCAGCCCTGCCTCGTAGTGCAGGGCGGACGTGATGTAGTGGACGTTCTGCCACGGCGCGCCGTCGAGCCGTTCCGGCATGTCCGGCAGGACTTCGAGCGCCTTGCGCTCGAACTTCGTGAAGCCCAAGCCCAGCACCGGCTCGCTGTTGGGGTCGGGCACTTGGAGGTACGGGAAGCCGCACCACGGCTCCGGGCACGACAGGAGCTCGTGGAGCTTCGCGGCGTCGATCACCACGTCATGCTCCACGATGACGAACGCCCTGCCGCCCCGCCACAGCTCCGCCATGAGCCGTGCGTAGCCCTGCGGATCGGGAAGCCACACCATCATCGGCTCGAGGAAGGGCCAGTACGTCGTCGCCGTGACGAACGCCGTTTCCGCCTCCCGGTAGAGCTCGGCCTGCGGCATGACGACCCGGACGGGTCGGTTGGTCATGCGCCCCTCCGCTCGAGCTCGGCGGCGACGGCAGCCTCGACGGCCCGCTGCTGGGTGATCTTGGCGGCGGCGTCACGCGCGGCGAGCTTGCGCTCCGTCAGGGCGGCGGTGCCGGCGGCGACGACGATCATCGTGAAGCCGGCGAGCACCACCAGCCCGTGCTCCCCGTAGGGGTCGATCACCACCCCGACTAGGCCGACCGCCGTGGCGGCGGCGAACCCGATCACGATGGCGAGGATCATGCGCGGTGTAGGTCCCATGCTGTCTCCTTTCACTCCCCGGTCCAGATCAGCGAGCGCCAGATCACGAGCCGCTGCGCGTGGCCGTGCTCCCCCCTGCGCCGCGATGTCATCGTCTCCCCCGTGTTCTCGAGCAGCCCGTCACGCTGCGCCTTCCGCATCCGTGAGCCGATGCCCTTGGTGACGGGGAACTCGGGCCCCAGCGCCGTCCACACGGCGTCGGTCGTGAACATCGACGCCCGCCGTGCGACGGAGCGGATGGCGAGATCGACCTCGTATTGCTCGAGCATCGTCCAGCGGTAGTCGGCGGCGAGCTGCGAGGCTTCCATGCCCCGCTCGAACTCCTTGCTCATGTCGCCTCCGCCTGGGCGGCCTGCCGCACGGCGTCCACCCACACGTCGCCGTCGCGGATGCCCTCGGCAAGATCCTCGCCGAGCTCGTCGGTGCCGGTGAACTCCGACGCCAGCTCGAGCAGGCGGTGGGCCAGCTTCGGCTTCGTGACTGTGATGTCCAGCACCACCCGCAGGTAGCGCGGCGCCGTCTCCCCTCCTGTCGTCACTTGCTCCTCCTCCTGACGGTCAGCTTGGCCCGGAAGGGATCGCCGGGCACGAACTTCCGGTGCCGCTCGATCGCCTCTCGGACTTCATCGCCACGGTTGCGGGCGAGGAAGTTGAGCACGCTGTTGTCGGGCCGTGTCTCCACGACCGTCCGCACGCATCGCTCGATCTCCTCGCCGGTGATCAGGCCGTGCGCCTTGAGCTCCTTGAGCTCGTCCAGCAGCGCCGGCACGTCCACCTTGTACTCACCCTTGGCCGGCTCCACGGCCAGCCATCCATCCTCGAGGGGGATCTGGCGGGCCCCGTTGTCGCTGGCGTAGGAGCGAAACAGGTTCTCGATCTTCGTCCGCTTGACGTGGCACACGTCCTCGAGGCGGCGGAGATCGTTCGCCAGGTCGAGGATCTCGCTGCGCTCCTCCGGTGACATCGACGCCACCGGCGACAGCGCCTCGTCGTGGACCGACTCGGTGATCGACCAGAACAGCCGGTCGAGCAGCACGACCGCCTGCTGCGTCGGGCGCCCGGGCTCCTCCTCGTCGCCGTCGAGCGGCGGCAGCTCCTTGGTCGTCACCCCCCGGCCCCCTCCCGTGCCACCCGCTCGAGCTCCTCGGCGGTGACCCGCCGGCGCTTGCCGAGCGGCACGGTGGCGATGGCGCCGTTCTTGATCAGGCGGTCGAGCGTGCCGCGGGAGATATGCAGCACCCGCGCTGCGTCGTCGAGCGTATAGGGCGGGCGTGTGTCCAGCGGGTTGTGCGCCATGCGCTGCCTCCTTTGTGACGGGTTTCGACCAGTTTACCACTCCGATACAACCCGAAACCGCCCGGTGGGGGGAAACCGGGCGGCTTCGGGCCGAGGGGAGGAGGAGGCTAGGTTTTCCCGGTCAGCTTGGCGACGGTCGCCGGGGCGTAGACCGCGGCCCGGGTGATCAGGCCGGCGACGAACACCAGGACGACGATGATCGCGCTCTCGACATCAGGCGGGACATCGATGAACAGCCTGACGACGGCGATGATCGCTGCCGTCAGGGTGGCGATGATGACCGCCGGTTCCTTCTGCACGTTCCAGCTCCTCCTGCTACGGGTGGGTGGTCAGCCAGTCCTCCCACGCCTTGTCGAGCTCGGCTGTCGCCTTGTCGATGTCGGCCTGGTCGAACGGCGTCGTGTCGGCGGGCGCCGGCGGGGGCGTGACGGTGACGAGAGCCTTCACGATCAGGAGGTTCTCGAACGCGCCGTCGGCGACCTCGAGGAACGGACCGCCGCGGGGGACCGGACCGGGCGCCGGGTCCCAAGTGACGATGACCTCGGCTCGGGCATGAGCGCCCGAAGCGGAGTCGAACGTGATGGAGCGGACGACCTTGCCCGGCTGCTTGGGGTCGTAGCCGTTGATCGTGACGCCGGCAGCGACGCGCCATGATGCCAGGCCGCCGGCGTAGGGAGTCCGGGTGACGGTTCCGATCATGTCCACCTCTGTCGCAGCTCCGTGGCCGCCGATGCGAGTCCAATCCAGCTTCTTGCCCGGGCACGCCTTGTAGTCCGCGAAGTCGCGGTGCCCGAGCGAGCGGATCCCCGGGTAGCGGGTCCGCAGGTCGGCGTAGAGGCGTTGCAGGGACGCGGCCTGGTCGGCGTTCGGGCCGGTCAGGGCGTACCCCTCGCACTCGACGGCGATGCTGGCGTGGTTCGGGCCGAGGGTGTGGGCGATGGTGCCCCAGGCGCCCATCACGGCCTGCCGGGCGGTGGCGCCGTAGAACCCGTCCGCGTCGTCCGTGGTGCGGATGTCGCTGGACCGGATCGACGTGTGCATGTGGCTCTCGGCCAGCATCCGAACGATCCTCCCCGACCGCTCGATGACGTAGTGGACCGAGACGCCGCGGGGGTTTGCCTTGGCGAGATAGGCGACGGTGCCGCCGCCCTCGGCCATGTGAACGACGAACGCGAGGCGCGGGCCTCGAGCGAGCCCGCCGTCCACATAGCTGCGGGTGTATGCGTAGGCCATCAGGCGTCCTCGTCGTCGCGCTGGCGGTAGTCGCGCACGGCCAAGCCTAGCAGCGAGGCGATGGTCGTCAAGAGCGACACGAGCGCGTATGGCTCGACCTGGTACTCGGACGAGAGCGCGTCCATCAGGAGCAGGACGATGAGTACCGCGACCAGCGCCGCCGCGGCCCCTGTCCGGGCGGCGCGGAAGTCGTCCTGCCGTACGCGGCGGGACATCTAGTGGCGGCGTCGGTGTGTCAGCGGCAGGACGAGCGGAAACACGACCCACTCGAGCACCACGGTCACAGCAGAGCCGGTCAGCATCCCCAGGATGACGAACGCGAAGTCGTGGGCCTGCAAGCTGCGCCTCCCTTTCAGGTGTTGGTCTGGTCCGTCGGCGTCGCACCCTCGTCGGCCTGTTCTGCACCCCGTCGCTGCCACGCCGCCGCGGCGTTGCGCTCTTGGGTCAGGCGCTCGATCTCCTCGGCCTGCCGCCGGATCGTGTGCGCCTGGTCAACGATGGTCAGGACCAGCTCGTTCGTGTCGAGGGTCATCATGCGGGGCGGGCCTCCTTACCAGTCCTCTCGGCGTAGCTCCACGCCGAGCAGGTATGCGTCGCCGACCAGCGTGTCGCCGGCATCGGCGGCCTTGCGACGGATCACGAGTCGGATGATGTCCCCCGGCGAGGCAGCGATGGTCGAAGCGCCGATGTACGTCTCGAGCGGGGCGTAGGCGGTCCCCGATACCGCCAGCGTGCGCGACACGGCCAGGTCCGATGCGCCGGTCGCCGCCTCGCCATTCGAGACGACCTTGAGGAACGCCTGCCAGAACACGTTGCCTGTCGTGGCGTCGCCGCCGAACTTGATGTAGATGCGAAGCGGAGACGACGACTTGAAGCTCGAGGGCACGATGACCGGCGGGAAGGCGATCCCCTCCGTCGTCGTGTCGTCGAAGGCGACCGCCGTGAGGCGATCGTAGGTGTTGCCCGTCCCAGGCCACAGCACGGATGCCGGGCTACCCGTCTCGGCGACCCACCCGCCGACCGGGACCGGGATGACCCGCTGCATGGCCGAGTGATCGGCCGCGCCGTCATAGGTGTTGTCGTAGACCTTGATGTCGGTCAGGGTGCCCGGCTCGTAGCTGATGTCGGCGGTCGTGTGAGCTCGCAGGCGGTTGTTGCGGATCGTGACGTTCGATGCGTACTCGAGGATGATCCCCTTGGTGGCGGAGGAGCTGCCGGTCGAGTAGCACCCTTCGATCAGGATGTCCTCGCAGCCCTCGTCCGGGCTGGCGGTCGGGTGCTTGCCGAGGCGCACGAAGAACCCCGGGTGATCGACGTTGTTCTCGGAGTAGACGTTGCGGATCGTGGCGAGTTGGATGTCGCGGAGGTAGATGTTGCCGTCCGTCGCGGACGAGCCGTTGCGCTCGATGTTGCTGTTCTGGATGAATAGGCGCCCGCCGAGCGTATTGCCGCCCTGCCCCAGCGCGTCCACGCCGTAGGAGTTGTTGACCGAGATCGTGCAGCCATCGATGACCCAAAACTGCGCGCGCTGCCGCAGGGCGATCCCGGTGTCGTTGTTCCGCAGGATCAGGTCCCGGGCGAGCCACGTCCAATGCTGGTCGTCGGTGGTGTCGGAGCAGTAGATGGCGGTCCCCGGCGAGCCCGTGCAGTCCTCGATCCGCAAGCGCGCGAGGATGCCCTCGACGGCGTAGTGCTTGAGGTAGATGGCATGGTTGACGTTGGCAGACCCGACGAAGAACAGGTCTTGGACCTGGATGCCCCACATCTGCGACGTGCCGCCATCGCCGAGGTAGAGCATCGTCTTGGCGGTGCTGAAGCTGGCCCGGATGATCGTGTTCTCGCGCCCGGCGCCCTTGAGGATGACGCCCTGCGCCTCGACCGTCAGCGAGTCCGTGATCTTGTAGTCGCCGATCGGGAAGTAGACGACTGCGCCGAACCCCGGGCTGCGCGCTTCGGCCTCCGCGGCGTCGATCGCGCTCTGGATCGCGGTCGTGTCATCGGTCGTCCCGTCCCCCACAGCGCCGTAGGCCCGCACATCGAACCACGGCCGGCCTTTCGTCTGCACGTTGGCGACCCGAAGCGTCGCCGGGCCGGCGCTGTCGTCATCGATGTCGAGCCGACTGGCGGCTCCCCGCTTGACGGCGAGGTCCCGGGCTGATCCGCCAGGCCCGTAGTGTGAACCGCCGCCGGCGTCGAGGACGAAGCGGTAGGGCGCGGAGTCGGAGGCGAGGCTGCCGGCGAGGATGCCGCTCCCCGTGCTGGCGCGCAGGGCATTGAGGACGCCGTGGAGGAACAGCTCGACCGGGTTGGCGTGCGCGGCGTCGTCATCGATCGTGAGTTCGCGCGTCCCCGTGCGGGCGAGCCGTAGGTCCGTCGCGGAGGTCCCGGGCCCCAGCGTCAGCTCGGGCTGGTTCGACGTGTCGAGCCGCAGGTAGGCCCGGAAGTTGGACTCGGTGCCTACCCGGATGCGCGCCACATAGTCGCCCGACCCGGTGGCTGCGTCACGGCTGGCCTGGGTCGCCGCTCCGGTCCCCGCCGCTCCGAGGTCGGTGTCCACCCCGGCGTCGTCAACATGGTGGAGCGTCTTGGTGGCGGAGGAGGCGTAGATGCGGAGGGCGCCAGCCGTCCCCGGCGTGCTCGGCACCCCGCGCTCGATCATCTCGAGCGTCGTACCGACCGCGGCCCCGTTGTCTAGGCGCACGACCCCCGGGGCGAGGTGGCGGAGGACGCCCCCGCCGGCGAAGTTGATGCCCGAACCGGACTCCGAGAAGGCAAGGTGCGGGCCGGCTTCCTGGGTGACGAGCAGCCCGTAGTTCGCGGTGGTCGCATCGGACAGCGCGGTCGTGTCGTTGATGTTGTTGCCCATCATCAGCACGTTGCCGCCGGCGGTGGAGTCGAGCCGCATACAGGCGCTCGAGTGGGTGTCGGACCAGTTCGACAGGTAGCTCGTGTCCACGGCGAACACGACCTGGACGGCCCAGTTCGAGAGGGTCCCGCCGCCCGACGCCTGGAAGCGGTTGCCGACCAGAGAGATCCCCTTGCTGGCGGTCCCGCCGGACCCGCCATCCGCCCCGCCGATCACGACCTGGCCGGCGGTGCCGTTCCCGTTCCCCTCGATGTAGACGCCAGCGATGTACGCCTGGCTCACTTGCTCGACGCTGATCCCCGGCCCGGTGCAGTCCTCGACGGTCCCGCCCACGATGGCGTAGTTCGCGCTCGCCGTGCCCGTCTCGTCGTAGGGCGCGATGATCTCGGACAGGTCATCGCCCGTGGTGTGCGCGTAGGTGGTGGCGGGCGTGATGGTCAGCCCCGTCCCGCCGGCGCCCGCCGTGCCGACGTTGGTGATCTCCCGCACGTCCCGGGTGCCGGCCGTTCCGATCTGGATGTCGTCTCCGATCGACCAGCCCGATACGGTGCTCACCTTGATATTCGTCGCCCCCGCCGAGGCGTCCGCAGCGAGCGTGCCGCGGGGGGTCCCGTTCTTGAACAGGCGGATGCCGCCGTTCACCCCGGTCACGATGCGGTTGCCGAACATCGACGCCCCGTTGGCGTTGTCCAGCATGACGCCCCACCCGCACGACCCGATGCGGCTGTCCCTGATGACCGCCCCGTAGCAGCGATACAGGTGGACGCCAGCGAACGCGAAGTCGCTGATCTGCATCCGGGTAATCGTGACGGGCCGGTAGATGCGTTTCAGGTAGACGCCGCGAGCGTTCCCGGTCGAGCTCGTCCCGTCCAGCTGGAAGTCCCGCAGCGCGACGCCACCGGAGTACCCGGCCCCGCTCGTGCCGCCGTGGAGCGCGACGCCGCTGCCCGTGTAGGTGACGATGGACGCCTCGGCCCCGGCGCCGACGATGTTGACCGGGACCGGATTGCCGGCGCTCGTCCCGTCGCTCGTCAGCCAGATGGTCGTCGTGCCCAGCTTGTACGTCCCGGGCGGGAGGAACACGGTGCCGCCGCCCTCGGCGATCGCAGCATCGACGGCGGCTTGGATCTCGGCCGCATCGTTCGTCACCCCGTCGCCGGTCGCCCCGTAGGCGCGGACGTCGTGCCAGGGGCGGCCGGCGAACTCGGCGTTGGCGACCCGCAGCGTGGCTGCCCCGCCGGCGGTGTCGTCGATGTCAAACCGCTTCGCCGCGCCGCGCATCGTCCGAAGGTCTTGGGCGGCAGCTCCGCCGCCGTACCGCTGGGTCCCATCCGCCCGGAGGAACCAGCGGGTGTACGAGTCGGAGAACAGCTTGGTCGAGCCGATCCCGGTTGACGTGGCGGAGGCGGCGTGGTGCGCGAAGCGGTTGGGGAGCCAGCCGGCGACGGCCGGCGTGAAGGACACCGGCGTCGGGTTGAAGGCGAAGTGGAGGAGCGGCTCGCCGACGTAGTAGGTGATCGCGCCCGTCGTCGGGCCGGTCGTCTCGATCTCGAGGCGGAGGCGCAGGACGTAGGAGTGGGTGCGGGAGTCGGCGCCCTCGGCGACGAAGTTGACTGCCGCGTCGATCCCCTGGATGTCGAAGTCCACGTCCGAGAGGCCCGTCAGGTCGAGCGTGGTCGAGGCGCGTGCGATGCTCGATGTGTTGTCCCACACGTCGAGGTAGAGCTTGCGGCTGGTGACGTTGGTGTAGGTGTTCGCTGACAGCCTGGCGCACCGGATGGCCGCGACGAGGAACGACCGCTGCGGGAGGGCGGTGATGTCGATGGGCGAGCTGTCGAGCGTGACGGCGTGCGTACCGGCTCCCGAGGCGGTGATGGCGATCGCCACCGCCGCGGAGTTGAATGGGTTGGTCGCCTGCTTGTCGCGCTCCTTGTACTGGTTCGTGGTCGCCGTACAGCTTGTGTTCGAGCGGAGCGCCTGCCAGGTGTAGCCGGGTGTCCCCAAGGTCGGGATGTTGCCGTGGCCGACCGTCGTGTAGGTGGTGCCGAGACTCACGGCGGCCGGGGCGTAGTTGTCGAACGCCTGTTCATCGAGGATGTTGGTCTGCCCCGGCAGCGGCTCGGTGTTGCCCACGGTGTCCGCCACCGGGTCACCGCGCTTGAGGCGCTCGATCAGCGATTGGTTGAGATCGGGATCGAAGTCCTGACCCACCCGGGGCGTCCAGCGCACGAGCTCCACGGGCGGCGCCAGGCGCTTGATCGACCGGGCGACTTCCTCGTGCGCCAGCGTGACGGAGTGGCGGCGCACGGCTGCCCCCAGCGCCACCACGTCGCGGTCGGTGTCGTCGCGGAGCCGCCCGAGGTCGGCGCGCAGGGCTTGGAGTTCCCGTTGGAGTTCGGAGAGCGTCGTCATGCTGTCGGCTTCTGCAAGATGAGGGCTGGGTGGTAGCCACCGCCGTCGAGCACGCCGCGGGCGCCCACGATGCGGTAGGTCGCGTTGATCGTATCCCGGCCACGGCGGACCGCGACGGGCACGGTGTCCTCGATCTCCCAGCCGTCGAACGGCGGCCACTCCGCGTCGCGCACGTCGAGCTGGATCATGCGCTCGAGCTGGCTGGCTTCGGCCACGGCGCGGGCCGTGATCGCGTTCTGTGCGTCGAGCTCCGTGGTGCCGCCGACCTGCCCCGAGAGGGTCTTGATCGTGAACACGTCCTGCCGGCGCCCGTAGGTGGTCATCGATGACGTGTTGGTCTTGATGATCTCCACGGCGCCGCCGCCAGCGGTCGTGCCGATGGTCGCCAGGTCGTTCCGCAGGCGAGCGTAGCCTGGGACGAAGCGGTAGTCACGGGTGCCGCCCGGGAAGGCGAGCTGTCGATCGGCATAGTGGGTGCCCCGGTTCTTCCAGAAGTTGAAGGTGTGGGGCGGGTTGCGGCTGATCTCGTAGGTGACGTTGTTGACGGTGTTCGCCCGGCCGATCTCCGAGAGGTCGAACATGAGGAGGAGGCGCGGCACGTCGATCACGCCGAAGCGGTTGTCGGTCAGGATCGTCGTCGTGCCGTCGCTCCCGAGCGGGCGCTCGAAGGTGCCGGTGACGATGTGGTTGAGCAGGCTGTACTGGACGGTCTTGGCCGCGGTCCACTCGGCGAGCGCGATCTCATCGAGCGGCTTCTGCGGGTAGAGGGTGCGGTAGCCGCTGCGCGAGAGGGAGAGCTCGGCCAGGTAGCTCCACGCGGTCCACACCACGTCCTCGCCCGAGCTGTCGGGGTCGCTCACCCGCCCGCTGAACACGAGCTTCTCGAGCCCGAGCGCGAGGTTGACGTAGTAGATGCGGATGTGGTCGAGCGCCGGCGAGATCTGGCTGTTGTGGACGCTGTTCTGGCGGAGCGTGAAGAACGCCGCCGCCGGGAAGCGGGAGTACCAGCTCCACCCGACGTTGAGCGCGTCGTGGATCACGCCCTTGCGGGCGAGCGGCCCGAAGGTCGAGCCGTCGTTCGACCAGTATTCGATCAGCAGCGACGGGCTTGGGAGGATGCCCGCCACGTCACGCTCGAGCCTGGCGGTAGGTCAGCACGACGGAGCCCACGTTCGTCGTGTTGGTCGCGCTGGCCGTGCCTCCGCCGCCGGCGATGTAGGCATACAGGGAGAGCAACGCCGAGGTCCGCAGCGAGGCAGCCAGGACGCCGTTCTTGCGGATGATCCCGGTCGCCGTGTCGATCGTGATGGCATCGGTGTTGACGGTGCCGGTCAGCGAGAGCACGAGCGCCGAGGCCGAGTCGTTGGTGATGTCGAAGGTGAAGTTGCTGGCGCCGGCGCCGGTCATGTTGATCGTCACGAGCGGGGACGTGGCGACGCCGAGGGAGCTGTTCCAGTTGGGGCACGCCGCGCTGAACCCGTTGCCGCTGTTGAGCGTCACGGTGCTCTGCGTGTCGATGTAGCGGCGGGTGTCCGGGCAGACGAGCTCGGCCGCGAAGGGGGCGGAGTCGCCGCCCGACCGCCGGCCCGTGATCACCGGGTATCCCGCCGGCCGCCCAAGGAGCTGTTCCTTGACCGCGTAGATGCCGCCGCCGAGATCCTGCGCGCCAGGTAGGCCAGTCACTTCCGTCACGTCGTAGTAGGTGAAGGCCGTCACGCCCTCGGTGCTCGGCGAGTCGCGCTGGGCCTCCTCGACGTGGAACGCCGTCAGGACGGCGCCCTCGCGGTCCGAGAGCTTGGCGCCCGTGGAGCCCTTGACCATGCCGGCGATGCTGACGTAGCGGAAGGCGAACGTCGCATCGCCCAAGTCGCCGCCCGGCAGGACGTGGAGCGGCTCGCGCTGGTCGCGCTGCTGCATCCGCCCGAAGTCGAGCAGGTTGACCCGGATGGTGTCGGACTCCTTGGTGATGTCGAGCGCGCCGGCGGTCGTGCGGTGCTCGTTGAACGTGACCCCCCGGTAGGCCATCGGGAAGTCGTAGCGGTCCGCCATGTCACTTGGCCGCCATGATCGCCCGTGTCGCGCCGGTCAGGGACCGCCGGTTCTCGCTGCGCCCGCGGTCGTACTCCCGCTTGGCGTCACGCATGAACTCGATGAGGTCCGCGGCGGTCACGGCGTTGCTGCGGTTCTCGTTCTGGAAGCGCTCGAAGTTGACGAACCGGCTCGCCATGAAGCGGTAGGCGAAGTAGCGCGCGCCGGCGAACACGATCCACTCGAGCCGCGGCGGCAGGTCGCACGACGCGCCTCCCGAGGAGGGGACGATGTACGGCGCGTAGCCGATGCAGCGGAGCGTGAGGCCCGCCGTCATGGGCGGGAGGCGGAGGCGGTAGACCGCTGGGTCGGCGGCCTCGTCCACCATCAGCTCCCACGACTTGACCCGATCGCTGATCAGCGTTCCGGTGTCCGGGTCGATGACGTGAATACGCTCCACGTCGTACAGGCTGGTGAGGGTGTAGTCCACCTGGTCCTGCACGGTCACGAGCGTCTCCCGCAGGAGCCGCCCCATGTCCGGCCACAGGCCGGCGATCGCCTTGCTGGTGAAGCCGTTGCGCTGCGCCGTGGTCCCGAAGCTGTTGTCGGAGTCGCTGGTCAGGCCGAGCTCGTCGTTGAGGCCACCGGCCTTGGTCCGCAGCGCGTCGAGCGTCGAGAAGGCCATGCCTTACTCCTCCGCAGCTGGCTCCGCTTCCTCGAGGGAGGCGACGTGAGAGTCATGCTTGGCGCCCATGTGCGCCTTGAGGCCGGCGCGGCTCTTGAGCTCCGCCTCGCAGTCGGGGCAGACGTAGATGCGCGCGAGCGCTTCCTCGTTGATGACTTCGACCGGCTCGCTGTTGAGCAGCCCCGGGAGGAGGGGGTCGTCCTCGTCCACCAGGGCCTCGAACTCGGGCATCCCGCCACGGACGCCGAACTTGATCGCGCTGTCGAACTCGGGCCCATAGATCAGGCCACCGATCTCGCGGTGACGCAACCGGAGCATCGCCATCGTCGTTCCTCCTGTGGTGGGGGGCGCCGGCTCCCGGTCGTTGCCGGCGACCCCCATGATGACCGGGACAGGGGCGGAACGCTAGAGCTGCTGCATCCGCGTCCGGTAGCGGATCGCCATGTTGAGCGCGCCGGCGGTGAACGCCGTCCCGCCCGAGGCGAAGTCCACCGTCAGCACGTCGCCGTCGAGGAACGTGGCATCGGCAGGGGTGACGGTCATCGTGACCGGCTCGCCGAGGGTGTCGGTGCCCGCCAGGGTGACGGTCCCGGTGGCGACGACCGTGCTGGCGCCCTTGAGCACCCGCAGGGTCCGCGACGCACCGGCGCCGGTGCCCGCGACGGCGACCCGCACATCGACGGCTTCGATCGTGACCTTGTGGCCGACGATGATGTCGGTGGCGATCTCCGCCGCGCCGGTGCCGGCGGGGAGTGGGATGTAGACGTTGAGCCAGCCGCGCACCCAGCCGGCGCCGGAAGTCTCTCGAGGCATGAGCGAGGTCCCTTTCAGGAGCGAGGTCCGGGGGAGCCTTGCGGCCCCCCCGGAGCGGGGTCTGCCTGCTAGAACAGGCCGGTCGTGGCGAGCCCGTAGATGCGGGCGTGCGACTTCTCGAGGCGAGTCTCGCTGGTGTACTCACCCGAGATCTGCCAGGTGTCGTACTCCTTGCTGACGGGCGGGAGCTTGGTCGTGGAGAGCGCCCGGCCCTGCAACGGACCGAACCCGATCTTGTTCTCGTCAAGGATCAGGAGCTCGCTGGTCGGCATGTGCCGGTCGAGGAGGATGTCCACCGTACCGAAGTGCGTCCGGTAGCGCCGGACCATCGCGCCGAGCACCTCGTCGTTGTAGTCCGTCTCGCGGTAGCCGTCGAGGAAGGTGTCGATGCGGCGGACCTGCGTGGCGTTGCTGACGATCAGGCTGGGGCGCGCGCCGGCGTTCCAGATGTCCTGCATCGCGTCCTCGAGATGCGCCTGGGTGAGCGCAGCCGAGCTCTTGTTGTAGACGTTCGTGGAGAGGCGGACGCGGATGCCGTCCATCTGGCCGCCGATGCTGGCGGCAGCCGTGACCTTGCGCCCGAACAGGAGGGCGCGCTCCATGTTGATCCCGATGATCTCGAGCTGGTTGCCGATGTGGTACTCGGGATCGTTCTGCTGGGTGTACTTCTTGGTGGCCTGCATCGTCTTGGAGACGCGGACTTCTTCCTCGAAGATCTGCGTGTTGTTGAACAGGCCCGACTTGGTGGTCGTCCGTGCGCCCAGCAGATCCTCGCCCTGGGGGAGAGCCGGTGCGATGAGGGTCACGACGACGTTCTGCGCGTGGGAAGCGGCGGTGGAGCCGCCGATGGCGCGGACGATCGTGAGCGCGTCGGTGGAGACAGCCGTGACGCGGACGAGCTCGTCCTCGAGAAGCAGGATGTCCCACTTGCGGAACTTCACGCCGTCGCCGGTCGTGACGTTGAGCGTGACGCCATCCGAGGCGAGCGGGTTGTTGGTGACGAGCGAGGTCGTGCCGCGCACGTCGTCCTCGAGCCACTCGTGCTTGACGCTCGTGCAGGCGTCGCGCAGCGAGTCCTTGCCGATCCGCAACAGCAGCGGCGTATCGACAGGGTTGAGCTTGTCGAGCGCCGAGCTGATGTCGATCGCTTCGTTGACGGAATCCGAGTAGGTGAAACGCTGTCCGGTGATGACAGCCATTGGTGCGGTCCCTCCGAGATCGTGGAGGAGGCCGCGCTACCTACTGACGGGGAGGCAGTCCCGCGCTTGCGAAGATGCCGCGGACGGCACCCACGACCGCAGACTCACGACGCCGGTAGGGCGCGGACTCCGTTGAGGAAGTCCGAGAGCTACCGGAAGGTGCCAAGTCGTCGCCTGGCAGCCCGACATCGACGGGTTCCTCGCCCTCCTCCTCCGCCACGGGGGCGGGCGCAGCCGGGCGTTCGCCGCGGAGCTCCTCGACCAGCGCCGCGAAGGCGCTGACGAGCTCCTCGGGATCGTCCGACGTGCGCGCGAGGTTGACGTACTCGATCGCGGGTCCGGCGTAGTCGGGGTAGACCGCTGCCAGCATCTTGAACTGCGCGTCCCACGCCCGCTGTCGGTACTCGGCGACTCGGGGGTCCTCGTCGGGGGAGTCATCTTCGGAAGCCGGCTTCGGCGCCAACTTGAGCGCGCGAACGGCCTCGAGGAACTCCTCTCGGGTGGCTTTGGGGTCCAGTCCGAGCTCCGCCTTGGCAAGCGCGAACGCCTGCTGGGCTCTGGTGTACTCGGCCTGTGCCAGTCGGCGATCGGGCTCCGCTTGCGCGTCGGTGTCCGCAGGCTGGTTCTGCGCGACGGCCTCGCCCTGTTCCGCAGGAGGGGCGTCAGCCGCCGGCTCGAGTGCCGGTGCGGGTGTCGGCGTAGCGACTTCCGTTGCCATCCCGGCGATCGTAGGGCCTACGGGAGCCGCTCGTCAATATCCTCGAGCGACAGCTGCGCCTCCTCGACGCCGATCCGCCGGCGCTCGGCCTCGATCTCCGACTGCGCCTCGCGGTCCCTCTGGAAGCTCTGGACGCCCAGCAGCCGCTTCGCCTCGATGCCGATCGGCGCCAGCGCCTCGCCTGGCGCGAACACCCCGCCGGGCTTCCCTTCTTCGGTCAGGAAGCGCTGGACGAGCGGGATGGTGTACCACGGACCGACCCCGAAGATGCCGAACGGGCGGGTGTAGTTCTCGTCCACCCGCATCCGGGTCCACGGCGACATCGAGACGCCGATGTCGGTCGGCAGGATCGGCATGAGCATCCCGGCGATGAAGATCAGGGTGGCGTGCTGGCCCAGCTTGGCGCGGTACTCCGGGTCCTCGAGGAGCCGGCGCTTGTGCTCGTCCCACACCTTCTGCAACGCCTGGCCGGGGAGCGCCCGGCTGTCGATCCCGAACGCCTGGTCGGTCATGATCCGCAGCATCCAGCGGGTCGCCTTGAGCTGGTAGCTGATCGGCCAGTACAGGAACGGGTTGTTGAGCACCCGTTGGAGGTTGCTCCGGTTCGTCTGGCCGAAGTAGACCTGCACGAGATCGGACCACAGCCCTTGGTTGATGGCCTGCAAGCGCCCGACGAGCGCCTCGGCCACCGGGTCGCCGGCCACCCGGGCGAGCTCCGCCTCGATGGCCGGGTGGGTGATGTAGCTCCCCGAGCCGACCATCGCCTTGTACTCGGCCTCGCTGATGATCCCCTTGCGGAGCCACGGCGAGAACACCCGAGCCGCCTCGTCGCCGGTCAGCTTGACCTCGGACGCCTCGAGCGTGTTCCAATCGCGCTCGAGCGTCTCGATGAACTCGTCCACGTTGCGGACGCCCAGGTCGTCCATCAGCCGCTTCACCTGCGGGTCGGTGTCGAGCATCGAGTGGACGGCCTCGGCGAACGGACGCCGCTGCTCGTTCTGCAACGAGTAGAGGAGGTAGCGCCAGCGCCCGGCGGTGGCCTGCTCGAAGTCGTTGAACTGCGCCGACCACCAGGCGAAGTGGCGGATCTGCTCCCGCATCTGCTGGCGCCCGAACGCCGCCGGCGCCGGCTCGGCGCCCTTGACCCCACCAGCCGCCCGGATCGGCGCCGTGAGCGCCCGACCCACGCCGAAGGGCCCACGGACCGCGGAGGCGGTCACGACCGGCCCGGAGCGCCCGGTGGCGAGCATCATCGGCTCGATGTACTCGAGGCCCAGCCAGCGGAAGTCGGCGAAGAACCGGACGATGGTGTAGATCAGGGCGTTGTGGCCGGCGGTCGCCGCCCGGCGCCCGATCGGCCCGCCGTAGAGCGCCTCGACCGACTGCGAGAGCGTCGGGTGGTTGTCGCGTGCCCAGTTGCGGATCCGGTTGTCGGCCTTGCGCCACAGCTCGAACGGCGTCGCCCCGGCCTCGGTCATCCGGCCATACCAGCCGGGGAACGTGACCTCGGACTCGTGGCCCAGCTTGTAGATGTCGCGCACCGCCCGCTCGAAGTGCATGTTGAGCGTCTCGGGCCCCATCAGGTCGATGCGCCGGTAGACGTTGAAGTTGCCCCACACCTTCTTCGTCGCCATGTCATCGATCCAGTAGCGGTAGGCGAGCACCGCCACCTTCTGCACCAGCTTGGCGTCGTCCACGTCGGGATCGACCCACTCGAGCAAGCCGTCCTCGAAGTGCTGGCGCGCCTGCTGGCGGAGTTCGCGCTCCTCGCGCGGCCCGAACACCCGGTCCAGCAGGTTGACCACCCGGCCCCGGGCGATGCGCGCCTCCGCCGTGAGCATCCGCCCCGACGCCAGCTCCTCCGCCAGCTGCGGCACCACGCGGTCGCCGTCCGGCCCCACCATCCGCCGGGCGGAGGCCATGCGGTCGGTCAGCACCAGGCGCGGCGACAGCCGCTCGGCACCCACGCCGCGGGACCGCGTGCGCGGTGTCGTCAGGCGGTAGCGGGTGCCGGTGAACTCGGGCATGGGCGGCAGGGTCGGGTCGTCCACGACAGCAGACTCGACGGCTTGGAGGATCTCGACCGCCCGCTCGTTGATCTCGGGCAGGTCCGCCTCCGACGCGACCGGCCCCGCGAGGCGGCGCTGCGCGCCAGCCAGGTCGGCCTGCTTGAGCGCGCCCTCGAGCTCGGCGTTGGCGAGCGTCATCAGGTAGGTCCGCAGGCGCAGGGCCTCGTCGCGCGTGAGCGGCTCGAAGTGGCCGCGGTCGATCGACTCCACCGCGTCGAGCACTTCGCCCAGCGACTTCGGCTCGATCTCGCCGGCGCCGGCGATGCCGCGCTCGGCCATGACCTGCTCGAGCGAGTCCCACGACCGCATCAGGCGATACCACATGTCGCGCAGCTCGGGGTCGGGGAAGGCGGACGGGCGATCGACGTAGGACGGCTCGGGCGGGTTGGCCTCGAAGGTGTCGAGTGACTTCTGCGCGGCGTCGGCGCGGGCGCGGGCGGCGTTCGCCTCGTCGCGCAGGCGCTCGGCGAGCTTGGCGTCGTCGGGCTTGTTGAACTCGAGCACGGTGCGGACAGTCTGCGCCACGGGCGGCGCTCCGGTGGCGCGCCGGACCTGCCGATCGAGCGACGGGTTCTGGCTCACGACCGTCTGGTGCGCGCTGGACTGTGCGATCGCGGCGGCCTCCGTCGCCCGGGCGGCGTCGAGCTCCGCCTCGGGGATGCCGGTGTCGGCCTCGAGCTGGTCGGCGTCGATCGGGCGCTGCTCGCGCGGAACGCGCACCACGGGACGAGCCGTGCCCTTCGGCATGACCGACGGCGGGCGTCCATGAACCTGCTCGAAGGCCGCCGGATCGACCATGATCAGGGTGCCGTCCTTGGTGATGAGCTTCATCGTGGGGATGTCCCGGTCGGACTCGAAGGCGTTGGCCTCGTCGGGCGTGAGCACCCGGCGTCCGAACTGCTCGTTGAACGCCACCCACTCCTCGGGCGTCTCGGCAGGCTGCCGCGCCACGGGCGTCCCCTCGACCAGCGGCGGACGGGTCCGGCCCCTGCCCTCGACGCCGAGCTGGATGATCATGTTGAGATCGCCGGCGGCGGCGTTGCCCGTCTCCACGAACCGCGGGTTGTAGCGCCCGTCGGGGGTCTTGCGGAACGGCGCGAAGGCGTCGCCCGCGAAGTACCGCGCGATGAACAGCTCCGCCGGCGGGACCTCCTCGCCCCGGTTGAGACGCTCCACCACGCTGTCGAAGCCTGCGCGCTGGGCGCGGGTGGTGGCGCCCTTCCGGGTCGTCGCGGAGGACCGACCGCTCAACCCGACCGGCCAGAAGGCGTCCATCGCCGACTTGAGCTCGAGCGCCACGTTCGCCGCCCCGGTCGCCAGGAAGTCGTAGACCGCCTGATCGTGCGGGTCGGTGAACCGCGGCTCGTACCCGGGCGGCAGGTTGTCCAGATCGGCGAGCGACTCCACGGTCGCCACGCCCTCCGGGCCCATGCGCGCCTCGATCTCCCCGGCCACGTCCTCGGGCGCAACGGGCCGGCTCTTGAGCACCGGCGGCGCGTCGATGCCGTCCGCCGTGACGCGCGGCGGGCTGATCGGCGTGTCGAACGGCGCCTCGGGCGAGGGGAAGGGGTCGATGGCACCGACGCCACGGCGCTCGATCTTGGCGGACCGGACCTCGTTGTACCGCCGCACGCCCTCGTTGAGCGCTCCGAGATAGCCCTCGCCGATCGACGTGACCTCGACCAGCCCGAAGCCCTCGGCGGCGGCGCCGACGGGATCGAGCGCGTCGGCCACGCCGGCGAGGAAGGCGCGGACCTCGCCAACCGAGTCCGCGCTGGCGAGCACCAGCGCAAGGTGGTTCTGGATCGCGGTCAGCGGTTGGAGCTCGACCTGCTCGACCGCCTGGTCATCGAACAGGCCGCCCACCGCCGTCAGGTCGGCCTTGATGTCGGCGAACGTCGCGTCGGCCCGGCGCTTCTGCAAGATGTACCAGACCGCCTTGGCGATGTCCTCACCCAGCGGCGCGACGTTCTGCGCGGTGGCGTAGCCCTCCTCGGCCAGCTTCGTGATGCGGAACAGCTCGGGCAGCGAGGCGCCCAGCCCGTTCTCGATCCGCTTGATGTCGTCGTCCGCCGACTCGATGATGGCGAGCACGACCGCGCGGGCGGACTCGTAGGTGGGGCGGGCCCGGTCGTGGGCGCCCAGCACGCGCGCCAGCAGGGCGCCCTTGACGAGCGCGAGGCCGCTGTCCGACAGGCCGACCTTGCTGTCGGTGTACTTGCCCACGGTGTCCGGCGGCAGATGGTCGGCGAGGATGCGCGTCACCGCCTCGGCGTTCTTGTCGGCCCGCAGCGCGTCGTCCAGCGCCTCGCCGCTGACGATGCGGAGCCGGGCGAGCTCGGCTGGCTCCACGGCCCCGGCAAGCGCGATCGCCAGGTCCCCGACCGGCAGGTCGTTGAGCTGCCACGCCCAGCGCACCTGATCCGTGTACGGCAGATCGACCTCGCGGACGAGCATCGGGCGCTTCATGCGCTCCGCCGCGTCCAGCGCGTTCTCATCGAAGCCCAGCCGACGGGCCTCCTCGATCGTCGCCGCCCGTGCCTCGGCGAACGCCTCGTCCGTGGCCTGCCGGACGCCGTGGACCCGACCGTTGCCGCTCAACACGGCGCCGTCGGTGGTCACGATCGGCATCCCGTCGCGCGTCTCCGCGGTGCCCAGCAGCCGCTTCGGGTCGGGCGCCTGGGCGATCCGAAGGATCTGCTCCTCCGACGCGCCGCGGGCGTCGCGCGAGCGCGGTTGGAGGTTCGGCGGGTAGGCCGTGTCGCCGCTGGCGACGAGCCGGCCATCGGCATCGACCAGCCGGACCTGCGCCGGGATCCGGGCGCCGGTCTGCGGGTCGAGCACGTCGAGCGTCTGCGGCGGGAGTGCCTCGAGCGCCGCGGCCTCCGTGACCGCCGCCACCGTCGTCGGGCGCCAGACGGCGGCGGTGGAGTCCCACGTCAGGGTCGTCTCGGCACCGAAGCTGGTGGCGATGGTGCGCTGCTTCCAGTTGCTGCCGGCGAGCGCGACGTGGATCGTGCCGTCGTCATCGATCCGCTGGACCCGGTGCTTCGTCCCCTCGATGACGACCGCATCCCCTACCTCGAGCTCCGCCTTCTCGCCGAGATAGGTCGGCCTGCCCTCGGCGCGGGCCGGGCGCGCCGCTTCCGGCGCGGGCTCCGCGTCGGGCAGCCGCTTCGCGTCGGCGATGATGGCGTCACGCTGCTCGAGGAACCAGCGGCTGATGACGCCCATGTCGGACGTGCCCTTGGTGTCCTCGATCGCCTTGTAGATCCAGCCGATCGTCCGCTCGTTGTCCATCCGCGAGAGCGCCGCGATTAGGCCCGACTCCCAGCGTCCCGACCCGATCGCCCAGCGCATCGCCTCGATGACCCGGGCGGCCTTGCCCATCTTCTCGACCTGGGCCATGTCCACCTGTCGGCGGCGGGCAAGGGCCGCATCGAGCTCGCGCTTCATCCGGCGCCGCGTCGTCTCGTTGGCGCCGGTCTTGGTGTCGAGCTCGCGCTGCGCGTTGTTGACCAGCTTGTCGAGCTCGCGCGGCCTGTTGGCGTACTCCTGGGCGCCCTTCTGGTTCTTGTCCAGCGTCTCGAGGAAGGCGTCGATCTCGGTCTTGGACGGCGCCGCGTCGATCAGGTCGTTCTGGATCGCCTGCGGGTCCTCATCGAACAGGCCGGGCTCGGGCTCGGGCGGGACCTCGCCACGACGCGCGGCCTTGGCCTCGGCGGAGCGGTCGCCCGGCTGCTGGGGCTGGCGCAGCGAGGCGTCGTTGGCGAGCCGCCCCGCCCCGACCCACTCGCGCCACTTCTGCTGGGCGCTCTCGAGCGCCGCCGGCAGGTCGGCTCCGTCGCCGACGTGCAGCGAGCCGTCGGGCGCTGTCCAGCGGATGCGGACGCCCTCGTCGGAGGGGAGCCGCAGGTAGGCGCCGGGGAGCGCCAGCGCCTGCGACTGGTACATCGTCCGGGCCGCGTCCGCCGCCAGCGTGCGCTCGCGCTCGGCAGCGGCGGCAGCCTCGTCACGGGCGCGGCGGGCCTGCTCGGCGGGATCGAGGCGCGGCGCCGGCGGCGCGGGCGGCTCGGCGGGCGTGGGTCCGCCCTCCGCGGTCCAGCCTGGGTGCGCTTCGTGCCACGCGGCGAGCTCCTTCTCGGCTGCCTCGAGGGCCTCGAGCCCGTACCGCTGGTGCCCCTCGTCGTACAGGCGGTCGGCGTCGGCGACCGCACCGCCGTCCTGATGCCACTCGATGTCGAGGAGCAAGCGCGCTTCCTCGGACAGCTGGCCGCGCGGGTCAGCGACCTCCTCGAGGAACACCCGGTCGCGCTCGGCCTGTTGCGTGGCTTCGGAGGCCCGCAGGGCGGCTTCGGCCTCGGGCCCCAGCGCATCACGCGGGGGCTCGATGACCTCTCCGCTCACAGCTCGGGCTGGTTCAGGTTCAGGCGCCGCGGCGGGCGCGGCCTCCGCCGGGCGCTCGCGCAGCGTACCGCGCTCGACCACCCAGCGGGGGGTCGTGGCGGGGTTCTCGTCGGTGCCGGGCATCAGCTTGCGGAAGCTGTGCGCCTCGCCGGTCTGCTCGTTGAGCATCCGTGACACGGACTGCGCCTGCCCCTTGAGGGTGTAGCGCCGCTCATCGACAGGCGCCCAATCGAAGTCCTCGTAGTCGTACTTCGGCTTCTGGCGCTCCGTGAAGTCGCGCAGCCGGCGCTCGGCCTCCTCGGCGACCCGCGCCGTCTCCTGCGCCGTGCGGGTCAGGCCGACGCGCTGCGTCTGCACGTCGGACGCCACCAGCGCGCGGTGGACCCCGGTGCGCGTCAGGCCGACGGAGCGCCAGTTGGGGACGACGATGGCGCCCCGCGCGGCCGTGCGCTGGCCGAGCCGCCTGGCGCGCTCGAAGAACCCGTGGACCTCGGGCGTGACGGGCTGGCGCGGATCGCGGGCCACCACGTCGGCGAGTCCGTGGAGCTGCTGGCGCAGGCTGGTCAGGGCGTCGGCGTGGTCCGCGGCCTGCTGCGTGATCTCGGCGATGACCTCCTGCGTGACCGGCACGTCCTCGCCGCGGGCCTGATCGACCAGGCTGCGGTAGGCGCCCTCGAGGGTGGGCGCCCGGTCGAGCACCATGCGCTCCCGGTTCGACAGCGTGATCCCGCCGCCGGCGGTCGCCTCGCGCATCGCTTCGACCTTGAGGAGCGGGTGCATGTCGGCGTCCGCCAGCATGGCGACCTGCTCCGCGGTGAGGCCCTCGGCCAGCGACAGCCGGCGGGCGATCACCTGCAACGTGGCGATGTCGGTGGCCGGCAGGCCGTCCGCCTCGAGCACCAGCCGTCCGCCGCGCTCTGCGAGCCGGGACACGGCGGGGGTGATCGCGTCCTGCTCCCACAGCTCCACCTGGTCGATGAACTCCACGATCGCCGCGCGCGACTGGTCGGCGAAGTCCTGCATCCGCACGTTCGCGCCGAGCGCGTCACGGCTGGGGACCTCGGTGATGTTCTGCTTGACCTGCTCGATCGCCACCCGGTCGCGCCCGGCGTCGGCGTCCGTGAACCGGCGCTTGAGCACACGGTCGAGCCGGTCGAGCTGGGCGATCGCCGCCCCGCGCTCCACCGCGCCCGCCGTCTGCGTCTCCGCCCACTCGGCGAGCTTCTGCCAGAACATCTGCGGGGACCGGCGGATCTCCTCGAGCTGGTTGCCGAACAGGCGATGGGCCAGCTGCGCCAGCCCGTCGGGCAGCGGCGTCTCGGGCGGTCCCTCCTCCATGACCCGGGCGAGCCGCTTGACGACCGCGACCGGGATGTTGAGCGCCTTGCTGATGGCGTTGAGATCGCCGACCTTCTCGGGCGCGATGGGCGCCGCGAACGTGCGCGGCTCCGCGTCGCGGAACGCCTGCGCCTCCTGATGCTCGAGCGCGGCGTTGAGGGTCCTGACCAGCGACTTCTGCGTGATCCGCGGCACGGTGCGGCTGTTGGGGCGCAGGCGCCGCTCGAGGCGGACCACGCCGGGGAAGTAGTCCACCAGCATCTGCAAGTCCGCGGCATCCACGAGCGCCTTCGGGTCGGTGTAGGCGGTTTCGAGGCGCTTGATGAACGCCGTCACGAACGATGCGTTGACATCTTCGCGCAGGGCCGGCACGACGAGCGAGGCGTCGCTGTGGAGCTCCTGGGCCAGCTTGCTCATCCTGATCCACATGCCGAAGTTGCGGAACGAGCTGGCCGGCTGGTAGGGACCGACGAACCCGGCGACCTCGGCGCCGAGATCGGAGGCGTCGATCGAGCGCGCCCGGGTGTGGAACTCCGACACGATCGCCTTCCGCAGCGTGGCGATCGCCTCCGTGGAGCCCCCCAGCGCATCGGTGAGGAGCTTCGTGGCCTCGTCGCCGTAGCGGGTCCAGAACGCCTCGGCGCGCTCCACCATCGTCGCGCCCGCGATCCGGGCGGCGACGGCCTCGTGGGCGTCGCGCACGACCTCCGCGGCGACGTGCAGGAGCCCGTTCGCCAGGTCGCGTTGGGCGAGGTTCGGAGCGTCGGGTCCGTAGGACGCCTCCACCCAGCCGCGCTCCCAGCCGAGCTCGTCCGTGACCCGGAAGAACGGCGCCATGTCGAGCTCATCGATGGCAGCCAGGCGGGCGGCGGTGTCGCGCCCGACCGTGATCGTGCCGTCGGGCAGGCCGGCGACCTTGACCTCGATGGGGATCTCGATGGGCGGCGGGGTCCGGCGCACGCGCCCGGCGGCGCCCCCGATGGCGCCCCGCGCTTCGGCGAGACTCTGCCGGGTCAGCCGGGTCGCCGCGATGGAGAACCCGTCCACGAGCATCAGGCCGGGGTTGGTCGAGAGCGGCGTCTCCCACAGCCACTCATCGAGCATCCGCACCGCCTCGTCGTTGCCGGTCAGCTCCGCGGTCTGCTTGAGCATCCACTCGCCGGCCCGGATGGCGCCGCCCAGCGCCACGCCCCGGGGGGTCACGCCGGTCGCCAGCCCGAACGCTTGGAACGGCTTGCCCGAGTAGAACCGCCACGCCTTCTGCATCGACCACGAGCCCGTGGACTGCACGGCGCTCGTCACCCGCGTCGTCGCCCGCCCGAGCCCGGTGCCCGTCAGGCCCGACGCGCGTGCGAAGCCAGCCACGTTCGACCCGATGGCGCCACGCGGGCCGAGGGCGCCGGACACGATCGCGCCACGACCACCGCCCAGCCCCCGGGCCGCCAGGCTGGCCGCGCGCAGCTCCGCGGCGCCGAGGAGCATCGGCGCCAGCGTATAGGTCAGCTCCGTCAGGGTGCTCACGACCGGATCGGTGCTGAACGGCAGGTTGTGGACGAGCGCGCCGAGCTGCTCGTCGCTCATGTTCGGGTTGGCGGCGATCTGCTCCACGACATCGCGGGGCATGTCCCACAGCTCCGCCATCATCGAGAGGGTGTCGCGGCCCTCGAGCTCCGCCTTCTCGATGATCCCGGCCATGCTGAACCGGCGCTGGTCGAGGAGCGAGGAGACGCGGGCGATGATCGTGCCCGGCGTGCTGCCCTCCGCAACGAGATCGCGCACCGCCTGGCCGCGGTTCCACGAGTCCCACGACCGGATGCCGTCCTGCAAGGCCACGAACGGGGCGTTGATGGCATCGCCGGCGGTAGCGATGCCGTCGATGATGTTGTCCAGCACGCCGGCGAAGTCGCCCTGCACGACGTTCTGCCCGATCCAGTCCTCGTTGGTCGGCCCGGCGGGGCGCCCGTAGGGGTCGGTGGGCTGCTGGTAGTTGTGGCCGAGCGCCGACGTGATCAGCGACAGCTGGGCCTCGCGGGCGTAGGTGATGAAGTTCTGGAAGTTGACCGGCGCGGTCGCCACCGGCGTCGTCCACGGTCCCGACTGCTCGCCGGACCCGCCGAGAAGATGGCCGAGCTGCACCGAGCCGCCGCGCTGGGCGCCGGGCGTGCCGAGGAACGCCTGGCCGGGCGCACTCTCCATGACGCCGCCGAGGAGGTTGACGCTGAAACGGTACGGCGGGTCAGCGCGCCCGACATCCTGCGGTCCGCTCGCGGCGGTGTCCCGGCTCGACAGGGGCGGGCGCCGGCCGAGCGCGGTCCCGATCCCCAGCGCCTGCTGCTGGCGGGCCGGCGTGACGCTCGAGGGCGGGGTGTAGGGGGCGTAGCGCCGTGCCCACATGCCATCGAGCAACGACGCCGCCCGCGCCGTGGACGGACGCGGCTGCCAGGCGCCGCGGTACTGCTCGAAGAAGTCGTCTGTCACTCGACCGTCACCGGCCCGCGGATGAGCCGCTCGTCAGGCTTGGGCTTGGGCTTGGGCGTCGGCGCCGGACGGTACTCGATGTCGCCGCTCCCCTGACCGACCTGCACGACCGGGCGCAGGGTCGGGGGTGGCGTCGCCGGCCGCACCTGGGCATCGGGCTTGCGAGGCGTGGGGGCCGGCAGCCGCGACGACGCGGTGCCCGCCTTGATCGCCGGCAGCGTGTCCACCAGCGTCGGTTGCAGCATCGGCGTCAGCGTCGTGCGCGGACGATTGAGGATGTCGCGGAGCGTCTTGCGCGGCATATCGAACGTCGCGCGGGGCTTCGCCCGGTAGCGGATGTCCGCCCGGAGCGTCCGCTCGGGTGCGTCAACGTACTCGGGCGGAACCTCTGCCCGGAACGCGCGCAGCGCGACGGGCATCAGGTCGCCGTCGAGAAGGCGGCGGCGCAGGTCAGCCTCCATGCGGGCGATCGTCGGGTCGAGCTCCTCCCTCGTGGCCGCGGCCTGTCGGGCGGAGGGAGCTGCCAGGTCGCGGGCGGCGAGCTGGGCGTCGGTCGGGGGTGCGGTGCGCCTGTTCTCGGGGCGCATCCGTTCGATCTCGTCGGCGTCGATCATGTAGTCGGGGCGGGCGTCGATCGGGTGGTAGCCCGTGATCTCGCCCGCCGCGTTGCGGATCGCACCGCTGCGCCAAGTGAGGTTGAGGCCGTAGGTCCCGTGGCCGACCTCGCCACGTCCCTCGCCCCACCAATGCACCAAGCGCAGCAGCTCCTCGGGTGTGACATCCGCGCCGTCGTGCTGCCACTTCCCTTCGCTCATGGTCACGCCCGACGGCACCACCAGCCGGGGTGCGAGGGCGCCGGCGGTCGGCATCCGCATCCACGTCGCGCCGTCGAAGCTGACCCACACCACGCTCGTCGGTCCCGTGATGCTGCGCTCCACGGTGACGAACGACTTGACCGGCAACGAGGCTGCCTGGCCGGTCGTGGCGTCCTTGAGCGCCCCGACGGAAGGCTCCCAGCCCTGCGGGGTGGAGGGTGCGGCGCCCGTGAAGCGGTGGCCCGCCGGACCGGAGGTTGATGCCGCTGGCGGACGGGGGCCGGTGTCCGCGTATACCGCGAGCTCGAGCGTGTCCGTCGTCGGCTGCCAGACGGTCTTGGCGATGCCGTAGACGCTGACCACGGCCTGCACATGACTCGTCATGTAGCTCGGCACCAGCGTCCCCGTCGTGGGGTCCTCCGTGACCTCGGCGGGATCGACGGGCTGGATGCCGATGAAGCCGTTGCTGTCCTGCGTCTCGTAGGCGTAGAGCGGGTTGAGCCTGATGTCCTCCACGATCCCGTCGCCGTCGGCGTCGCGCTCGACAAGGGCCGGCGTCCCGACGAGCGCCAGGAAGCGGTCCCCCGTGGCGTTGCCGTCGCGCGGGTCAGGGTCGTAGGGCGCGAGGCCGTTGATCTTCTCGGCCAGCGACGTGAGCTGGGAGGCGGTGAGGAACGGGTTGCCGGCCAGGGCGGTGTCGAGCGGGGCGCCATCGGGAACTTGGAGCACGTCGCGCAGGAACGCCTCCTGCTGGGCCACCGTCCGCAGGTAGTCGCCGTACTGACCCGAGGCGAGCGCGACCTGCTTCGCCTTCGTCAAGTCGTCCCACACGGCGTCCACGATGTCCATGTACATCGAGCCCTCGAGGGTCTGCAACTGGTCGGCGGCCGTGATGATCTTGCCGATCCACTTCTGCATGTCCTTCGGGCTGTCGGCCTGCGCTGCCCCGTACTGCATGTAGGCGAGGTTCGCCTGCCCGAACTGGCTCATCGTGGCTGGCGTGAACGGCACCTGATACGCCGTCCCGTTGGGGGCGTAGTAGAACCACGTCGAGGAGCCGTCTTGGAGCGCCTCGCGCATCGAGCGGTAGTTGTTGTCCCACCACTTCGCATCCGTGCTGTCGCGCGGGTCGATGCGGAACAGGCCCTCGAAGCCCGGCGGGACCTCGCCGCCCTCCTCCTTGATCGCCACGAGCACGTCCTCGAGATCCGCCAGCGGAACGATCAGCTTGCCGCCGCCCAAGGTGCCCGTGCTGCTCCCGCCGCCGCCGCCACCGCCCCCGCCGCCGCCGCCGCCCGCCCCGCCGCCGGCGCGCAGGCTGCGGATGGCGAGATCGAGGCCGCGCCATCGCTCCGAGCCGCGCACCGTGTCGGCCTGGTAGGCGCGATACAGGGCCACCAGCTTCTCGCGGGCGCCCGGCTGGCCGGTCTGCAAGTCGTAGCGGAGCTTGTCCTCCGAGAGCGAGAAGATGTACTCCTTGAGCCGGTTGCCCGCCTCCACGCGCTCGCTCGACCCGGCCGGGGCGGACTCGTATCGCTTCGTCAGGTAGGCGACCCATTCCTCGTCCTTGATCTTGCCCTGCTGGTACTTGCCGTACATGACGGCATCGGCCTTGGTCTGCTCGTCCCGGCGCACCTGCTCGGCGAGATCCTCGCGCTGGCGGGCGAGCTCCTTGTACTTGGCGCTGCCCGGGTCGAGCCCGGCCATCTGGCGGTCGAGCTCCGCGATGAGGTCCGCCCCCGCCAGGCGGTTGTGCTGGTAGTCCTGATAGGCGGTGGTGATCGACTCGTCCTTCTGGCGCTGGCGCAGGTCGGTCAGGGCATCCCGCCACTCATCGAGGTCGGGGTCGCCGGCGCTGGCCTTGATGTAGGACTGGACGAGCGCCACGAGCGCGGACGTGGAGAGCTTGCCGGCGTTGTACTTGCGGACCGCCTCGGCGTAGTGCTCCTTGCGGATGTCGCCGCGCACGCCGGCGATGCGGTCCTGCTGCTCGCGGTATGCCTCGCTGTCCGTCTCGGTCATCGTGCCCAAGTGCGCCTGCTCGAACGCGAGGAGCTGCTCCATCCCGCGCACCCGCGCGGTCGCGGTCACGGCGTTGTTGACGACGCGGACGAGCTTGTTGCGATCGATGCTGTACTTCGTGTCGCGGAGCTGGTTCTCATAGCGGGTCCGCTCGGCGGTGCCGGGCGTGGTCATGTCGAGCACCTTCTGGATCGCTGCGAGGTACTCGTCGTCGCTCGCCGTGCCGTTCGCCCACGCGACGCCCACGGCATAGAGCTCCTGGGCGGCAAGGGACATGACATCCCCGCCGCCCAGGTCGTAGCGGCCGAGCCCTCCTGATCCTGACCCGAACGGATCGAGCGAGGGTGAGAACGAACCGCTGCGCGGCATGGCCTACTCCGCGCGCTTCTTCTGGCTGCTGCCGCCTGCCTTCGCTGTGGGCTTCTTCACCATCGGCGTCGGCTTCGTCACGCGGCCGGTGATCGTCTTGCTTCGCCCGGCAACCTTCTTGCCGCCCCGGACGACCGGGAGCTTGGTGGAGACGATGCCCGTCACCTTGCCCTTCTTGAACGTCCCGGCGGCCTTCTTCCCGCCGATGAGGCGGACGGAGTTGCCGGATGGGGTGGTGAGGGCGCCGCTGCGGGGTCGGGGCTGGTTGGGGCGAGTGGTGCCGCCCATCGGACGGGCACCGGGCGCGATCTTCTTGCCGCCCACCTGCGGGACGCGCGGGCGAGGGCGGGAACCGCCGGGGGCGCCGCGACCGCCCGGCATCGCCTTCTTGCCACCGGCCATGATCGGGCGGGGGACTTGGAGGGCGGGGGCCGGGCGCGTCACGCCGCCGCCGCCGCCGGTGCCGACCGGGCCGGGCCGCGGAGCGGGGGTGCCGCTGCCTCCGCCGCCCGGGCGTGGCTTCGTCGGATCGTCCATGAAACCGCCGATCGCGTAGCGGGCCATGTCGCCGGCGGAGCGCAGCCGGCGCTGGGGGAACGCAGTCGCGGACTCGCCGAGCCCGGCGAGGCGCTGGCGCCCCTGGACGACGGCCTGTTTCGCGGCCTCCGCCGCAGCGGCCTTCGCTTCCTTCTCTGCGCCTGTCGCCATGTCAGCTCAACCTCCGTGTCTGCAAGAGCTGGTTGCTCACTTCGCCACCGCGGAACAGCGTGCCACTCGTCGTCGTCTCGGCGTTCGGCGGAGGCTGCCCGCCGGGGGCCGTCGGCGACTCGACGTTGGTGGGAGGCTGCGTGCCGGGTGTCGCAGCCGGGATCGGTGTGGCGGCCTGCTGGCGCGCCTTGTTGGACTGGCCGGCGAGCTGTGCCACGGACGCCGTGTTGACGACCTGTGGCGTCTCGACGCCGAGCTGCTGGGCCAGCTGGATGTTCTGCATCTCCGCCTGCTGGGCGAGGAGGAACGCCTGCACCTTCTCCGGGTGCCGGAAGATGTTGAGGAGCTCCGCCTGGACTTCCTCGTCCGTCCGCTCGGCATCCTCGTCGCCCATCGCCCGCATCGCCTTGACGGTCGTGGTCATGCCGGCGTCGCGCTTGGTGATCTCGTTCTGCGTGACCTCGAGGAAGTCGCGCGGCTCCATCGGCGGGAAGTCCCACCGGAAGTCCCTGTACCGCTCCCCGTCGTTGGACCGGAACAGCTCCTTGGCGTTGCCCCAGTTGTACCGTTCGGCATACATCAGGACGAGCTCGAGGTAGTCGTTGAAGGACTGCTCGTTGCGGAGCACCTTGGGCGCCAGCCGCGTCTCCGTCGCCTTCCACGAGCTCGAGAGCGCCCGGCCCGATGTCTGCGCGTTCTGGATCAGACCCCACACGATCGGCGGCAGGCCCGACACGCGATGCAGCAGGTCGATCAGCGCCTGGACGTGCTGCTGGGCGGGGAAGGTATCGATCCGGGTGATGATCTGCTCGATCCGCTCCTGGTCGTTGAGGCTGATCAGCTCGAACGGGCCCGGCATTTCGAGATCGCGCCCGGTGAAGGCGTTGAGGAGCTGGAAGCGCGGGGCGGAGTACAGGCCGATGATGTCGCCCTGCTGGGAGAGCCGGCGGTTGAGCTCGTCGTTGATGTCGATGACGCCGGCGATGTCCGACCAGCCGTAGGCGTCGCGCTCGTCCGTGTTCTCCCAATAGACCCACGGGAGCCGGTGCCAGCCCTTGTACTCCCGGCGCTTGACGATCTGGTTCAGGACCCGCACCGCGCAGCTGACCATCGACTCGGAGCGCAGCCCCTCGCGGTCGTACTTGACCTCGCGCCACCAGTATTCCTCGACCCACAGCATCGTCCGGGCTTCGTTGACCCAGCGGTCGTTGAGGTCTTGGTGGTAGCCGCTGTCGGCGCCGGCGGCGAGCCGCCCGCCGCTCACGTCCAGCCCGAGCTCCGGGTACTGCATCGCGGCCTTGGTGGCGCTGACCTGGTAGGCGACGAGCACGGCCTCCGTCTCGCCCGGCTCGCGGCTCGACCAGATCGGGTACACGGTCGTCGGGTTGCGGAGCGTGTAGCTGACCGGGCGCCGTTCATCGAGGTTCGGCCAGACCTTCTGCCATGAGAATCCGTAGAGATTCTTGCGGCGGGTCGCTTGGAACGCCTTGAAGGCGTAGCCGTCTCGGCGCATCCAGTCGCGCGGCACCGCCGCCCGGCGGTTGCTCTTGTACGCGGCGAGCTGCCGGAAGGCGTCGTAGACGGTGCGGTTCCGCATCGCCTCCGCCTGGTCGAACGACGGCGGGGGTGGCGTGATCCGCTCGGGCTCCGCGCGCAGCGCCGGCGGCTTGGCCGACTCGAGCGCCGTCCAGATGTCCACGACCGGACGGCAGATCGGGAAGTTCGCCCGCGTCAGGTCGTAGCTCTCCGCGTAGAACCCTTCCGTCCATGCGTCGTGCGTGCCGAGGCGCGACTCGTAGGGCGGGCTGTACCAGTTGAGGTAGGTCTGGCAGCGATCCCGCACCGACGACAGCTCCGCCTCCATCGCGCCGCGGGCGGCGTCCATGCGCGATGAAGTCTCTGCGTCCTTGGGGAGTGCCAGGTTGAGATCGGGCTGCCCGTAGGCGAGGGTCATGGTGTCTACCGCCGTCGCAACATGAGGGCTTCGTACTGGTCGCTGTCGGGCGGTGCCGGACCCGCCGGGATGAACGTGTCCACCATGCTAGCAGCGAACGTGCCCGCCGCCGCCAGCAAGATCGGGAAGATCGCGGCCTCCTGCATGGTCGCCGTCATCGTACTCGTCGTTGCAATCGTCATGCCGACCGTGCGCCCGATGGTCGCCGCCATCGTACTCGTCGTCGCCAGCGTCATCGACACCTTGCGGCTCATCGTGACCGTCCAAGGCGAGCTCGTCAGCAGCGTCAGGCGCACGGTGCGCGCCATCGTGGCCGTCATCGTGCTGCTCGTGGCGAGCGTCAGGCGAGCCGTGAAGATGCGGGTGATCGTGCCCGAGAACGAGAGCGTGCCGGCGAGCGCCCGCTTGGTTCGCTTCGTCAGGGCGCCGGCGGGGTTGAGGTTGGCGGAGAACGATCGCTTGGTCCGGCGCGTCAGCGCGCCGGCGAACGTCAGGTCGGCGGTGAAGCTCTTGTAGAACTGGCCGGGCGCCTGCTTGGCGGCGTTGAACGCGCCGCTGAATGACAGCGCGCCGGTCAGCGTCTTGCCCGCCTTCTTCGTGAGCGCGCCGGCGAACGACAGCGTGGCAGCCAGGGCGCGCTTCGTGCGCTTCGTGAGCGCGGCGCTGAACGAGAGCGTCGCGCTGAACGCGCGCTTGGTCCGCTTCGTGAGCGCGCCCGAGAACGTCAGGGTCCCGGCCAGCGGGCGTTTCGTGCGCTTCGTCAGGGCGCCGGTTGGACTGATGCTGCCGGCGAACGCGCGCTTGGGGCGCTTGGTGAGCGCACCGGCTGGGCTGATGCTGCCGGCGAGCGACCGGCTGGTTCGCTTCGTCAGGGCAGCCGAGAACGAGAGGGTCGCGGTGAAGCTCTCGTAGTACCGCTTGACCGCATCGGCGGTCAGGGCGCCGGCGAACGAGAGGGTGGCCGTGAGCGACCGCTTCGTCCGCTTGGTGAGCGCGGCGCTGAACGAGAGGACGCCCGCGAGCGACCGCTTCGTCCGCTTGGTCAGGGCGCCGGCGGGGGAGATCGAGGCGGTCAGGTTCTTGCGCGGCTTCCGGGCGAAGGAGCCGGCGGGACTGATGCTGCCGGCAAGCGGCTTGCGCGGCTTGCGGGTGAGCGCGCCGGCTGGGGAGATCGAGCCAGCCAGCGACCGCTTCGTCCGCTTGGTGAGCGCACCGGCTGGTGTGATCGAGCCGGCGAGGCTCTTGCGGGCCTTGGCGCGGAACGTCGTGCTGAACGTCAGCGTGGCGGTCAGCGCCTTGGTGAACTTCTTGGTCGCCGTCAGGGCGCCGCTGAACGAGAGGACGCCGGCGAGGGCGCGCTTCGTGCGCTTCGTCAGGGCGCCCGATGGCGTCAGCGAGCCGGCGAGTGTCTTGCGCCCCTTGCGGGAGAGCGAGCCCGAGAACGAGAGGGTCGCGGTGAACGATTGGGTGTTCGGACCCTTCGGACGAGCGCGCGGAAGGAGCCGCTGCGGCTGCGGGGGCCGTCGATACAGGCCAGGCATGGACGCATCCTAGCCGGGGGTTAGTTGAGCTCCTCGAACGTGATGCCCGCGTACCAGTTGGTGAGCGTCGTGGCCGTCCCGATCATCGCCAGGACGACCGCCGTATCGACCGGGAGGACGATCCGCTCCTCCGGGGTCGGCACCCACAGCCAGCCGTTGAGGTTATTGAACCCGTCGGCGACGATGGTGGTCTTGGTCCCCGCGGCGTTGGCGCTGGCATCGACGCCCGCCGTCGCTGCGGCGCCAGCTGTCCCGCCCGAGATCCCCGACGCCGCGCCGCCGAGGACGTGGGGCGACGGCGTCGCGGACGTGTACGTCCCGAAGGCGCTGGCCTGCAAGCAGAGCTGGATGCCGAGCTGCTCGCTCGTCTCGGTCGCGCCCTGGCTGCACCACGCCCGCAGCAGGCGGATGTTGGAGGCGCGGGTCCCGATCGCCGCGGCGGTGCGGATGATGACGAGATCAGCCGAGGCGATGATCGTCTGGTCCTTCATCGTGACCGAGTAGATGGCGCCCATCGGAGCCTCCTTGCTAGTGGGCCAGCAGCTGCGGGTAGGGCGTGGAGCGCGGGACGCGCTGGTCGGCAACGGTGGTGCCGATCAGCGCGAAGCTGATGACGCCCCAGGAGTCGGAGTCCGTGATCGACGACGTGCCGGGCGAGACGGTGGTGGCGGACGAGATGGTCAGGACCTGAACGTCGATGCATCCGTCCGTACCCGACGACTCGGCGTAGTGCTGGATGACGGTCCAAGTGCCGGGGCTGGTATAGGCAGCGACGGCATTGTCATCGTTGACCGACGTGATGAGGATACCCAGCCGGTCCGGCCCGAGGGTCGTGATGTCCGGCGCCTCGGCCGTCGCGGACAGGCCGACGATGTTAGCCCAGCTCCCGGCAGTCCCGTTCTCCATGACGGCTGCGAGCGTCGTCCCGGTGTTGACGTTGCCGAACTCGATGATGCAGCAGTAGATGTCCTCCGACGTGGAGTTGGTGCCGGAGATACCGACGTTGACAGCAGGGGTGATCTTCCGGCCGCAGTAGAGGTGGAGGTAGCCGTTGGTCGGTGAACCGACGACCCGCGTACCAACGTAGGTGAGGCCGGCAGACCCGGCCAAGGTGTTGACGTTGCTGCTGCCGGTCTGGGTGACGGCGCCACCCGTGGCCCCGTCTTGGAACACGAAGAACAGGATGAACGAGTACGAGGCCGACGACGGGAAGCTGAACGACCAGTCGCCGGTGGCGTCGGTCGCGCCAGCAGGGTAGGAGTTGGCAGCCGGGGCAGCCATCAGCCGAGACCCCCGCCCGGCCCGTAGTCGATGTCAGACCGCCACACCACGTCACCGTCGGTCCAGTATCCGCCGTTGGTCGGGCCGTAGACCTTCAGGAGCACGCCGGGGTTGGCGGCGATGTAGTCGAGCGCGTTCTGGAGCACCCCCCGGCGCACGACCTGATCGGTCGTGTAGTTGGGGTTGAGCGGGGTCGAGCTGATGATGTTCGTCTCGACCCCGCCGTCGGTGCGGGTGGCGATGAAGCGGCGCTCGGGGAACGTCACTCCGGGCTGGGGAGGCATCAGGGCATCGTCCAGTCGGTGTACGAGACGGTCCGCGACGTGGCGATGCAGGGACCCTCCGGGTAGCCGAGGCCGTAGACCTTGTTGAGCATGTGCTTGATCTCGGGCGCCCGGGTCGTGTCGTACCAGGCGTCGTCACCGGAGTCGTCCTTGGCCCGGATCAGGAAGTCCGCCGCCCGCCGCAGCGCGCTGTTCATCATCGTCCACGCCGGGTAGCCGGCCCGGGCGTAGATGTGCGCGGCGGGCACCGCTCCCTCGAGGCCGACCCACGGGTACTGCGACCAGACCGGCGGCCAGGCGAGGGTGCCGCCGCGGCTCACGTCGTTGCTGATCGCCCCGTCGATCAGGATGCCGCTCGCGGTGGCGCCTTGGTTCTGGATCCCGACGGGGTACGCTGGGACCTCCTGCCAGGTGTCGTCGTTCGATGTGAACGGGGCGTGCGTGCTGGTCCGGTCGCCGAGGTAGCGGCGGAAGGCCACCCAGCCCCAATCGAGCTCGGCGCGATCGCCGGTGTAGCAGGCCATCGCCGCGTGGACAGCGCCCTCCTGCGCGTTGGCGTTCGAGCCGGCCGACCACGCCGCCGAGCGCAGCGGGATCATGTCGCTCGTGTTGTCGTGCATGAGGAGCTTCGTCTTGAAGGAGGCGATCCAGTCGTAGATCGGACCGGAGCGGATGCCCAGCACGTCCGCGGCGATGATGTAGGCGGTCATGTTCCGCCCGACCGATAGCCACCGGGTCCCGGTTTCGGTCCCGATCGCCGCCGTCAGGGCGGCGAGGGCGTTCGTCCGCGCGGTGGCGTTGCCGCTGCGCGCCGCGTAGAGCGCGCAGCCCATCGTTTTCGTGTCGTGCGTGCTGTTCTGGTCCGACACGTCGGCGAGGACGCCGGGGTTGGACTGCGCCGCGACGAGCGACCACGGCGAGCCGGACATCGGCAGGGCGGCGAGCTCCGTGGGCGTGATCCAGAACCCGGACGGCACCGCCCGGGTCGGCGCCGGACCCGGGCGACGGCGTGGCCGAGCATCCCAGCTGCCGGAGCGCTCGGCGGGTCGCAGGCGCGCCACGGGGATCAGCCGCCCGAGTTGATGGTCAGCGTGTAGGTGAACTCGATGCTGTCGCCGTTGCCGACGTTGATCGCGGCGAACACGCGGCGGTCCCACAGCGTATCGGAGCCGCGGGTGGCGTCGTAGAACAGGCCCCATTCGGTGATCGCCAGCGTGCCGGTGTAGGCGATCAGGCCGATGGTCCGGTACTGGTTCGCCGCCGGCTGGGACATGTCACCCGTGTCGCGGGTCGTCGGACCGGCGGGGATCTGCAAGTCCACGTCCCCGACGACCGCGGCGTTCGTGCCGGTGCCGCTGTCGTGGTAGTTCGGCGTCTGCGCCGGGGTGCCGGCCTGGAGGTAGTCCACCAGCGAGGCCACGCCGGCGTCGGTCACGACGCCGTAGCCGAGATCGCGCTCCTCGCGGACGTAGCCGTTGGGCGCCAGGTGGCGGGCCGACAGGTGCCCGTTGAACATCAGGTGCCCGCGCATCAGCCCGTCCGGGCGGATCGCTTCGGAGACATCCCCGGGCAGCCACAGCAGCCGGCCCTTCACGAACGGAATGGGGACCCGGATCGCTCGCGTCATCGTCGTCTCTCCCACAGCCTGTACCGGATTGACCACAGCGCATCAGCGATCCTCGACCGGAGCGTAGGCCGTGCGCGTATCACCCTGATCCCGAGCTCACCCTTGACGGAGAGCTTGCCTTCGTTGTCCATCACGCGGGGTCCAGCTGGATCGTGTACTCGATCTTGTCGCCGTTCCCGAGGTTTACGGTCCCGTGATCTCCGTGGATGATCAGGGTTCCGCCGCTCGAGAGCGTGAAGTTGCCGGCGTTGGTGATCGCCAGCGCGCCGCCAGCGGTGAGGGTGGCGACGATCTGGTACTTCGCGGTGGCGCCGGTGCCGGTCACGGTCACGGTGCCGGCGACGCGGCTGCCCGTCTCGGTGAACAGGGTCGTGTCACCCTTCGCCGCCGTGCCGGCGGCGGTGCCCCAGCCGACGTACCGCCCGTCGTCGCTTTCGGTGCCGGCCATCCGACCGGACGCCCACGCCTCGCCTCCGTTGGTCAGGACGACAGCCACGTCAGCCCTCCTCCGCGGCCCGGCGGAGTCCGTCGAGCGTCTCGACCGGGATGTTGACCGACCCTGTGGAGACGACGCCCATGTCCTCGACCGAGCCGTCAGAGCGGATCACGCGCATCCGCATCGTCACGTCCGAGGGCATCGTCACCGCGAGGATGGTGGAGTCGCCGACCGGATCGACCCGCCCGTGGGGCGCCTTGCCCGAGCGCATCGCCCGACCGAGCTGCCAGCTGCGGTAGCGCGCGACGATGTTCACGACTTGAGGAGGAGCGTGAGGATCCGCTCGGCGCCCTGGTTGACCGGGGTGGCGTCGGTGCCCGAACGGATCTGGATGCGCCCCAGCGCGGCGAGCTGCTCGAGGATCGTCTTGTTGACGACCGCCCGGTTGGCGACGACGTTCGTGGAGGCGACCGTGACCTCCGTGCCGGCGTCGTCGTAGACCGGGTGCTCGACGTTGAGCTCGTCCACGGCCCGGAACGTCAGCGCCGCCGTCGTCCACGCCGCCGGCAGGATGATCGCCGCCAGGACGTAGCCCTCGAGATCGATCGTGCCCGTGTCGCTAGTGCCGTTGGCGATGACCGCCGTGACCGCCGTGCGATGTCGGGATGTCCGCTGCAAGCCCATGACCTACCTCCGAGACGGAACGGTCGGCTTGCCGTAGCGCCGCCGGCCAATGATGTTGAACCGCTGCTTGGTGGGCGCCTGCGCCGCGCCGATGAACCGCCAGAGATACCAGGCGCCCATCGCCAGCGTCATCGCGGCGTCCTGTCGGAGCTTCTCGTCCATCCGTCGGTACACGGCGAGCTGCCGTCGCAGCTTCACCCAATCACCGATGCCCGGGAACAGGAACAGGCCGAAGGCGTCGGACGGCTCGGGCCAGTCCTCGATGAACCCGTCGGCGCTGACCGGGAGCCCGAAAGCGAACATGCGTTGCATGGCTTGGAGGGCGAACTCCTTGTTCGTGACCCACTTCGCGGCGCGTCCTTGCAGGTTGCAGTCTACGACCGGCAGGCCATCGGCCCTTGCCTTGCGGTAGACCGACAGCCCTCCGGGGCCGGTGGAGTCCACGATCACGATCCTGCTCCGGTACGCCTCGTGCTCGCCGACAAGATAGGCGTGCTGCTCGTCAGGGGTCAAGGTGCGCGACGACCGAAGCAGGTACATGTTGGCGCCACGGATCGGCAGGTCGGGCGACGCGCGGTGCGGCGGCCAGGGGACCTCGAGCGTCATCAGCACGTTGTCGTCGTGCCCGAGCGCGTGGTCGAACAGGGTGATGTACTCCACGCCGGCGCGCTGCCGGTTGAGGAAGTCCTTGTCGTCCTTGACCGGCGGGATCGCCGCGGAGCCCGGGTGGTCGGAGCGCACCAGCAGGTCGCCGCGGAAGGCGTTGCTCAACGCGAAGTGCGGGAACATCGAGCCCGACCCGCCGCCGAAGCCGCCGCCGACCGAGCGGTCCGCCACGTCCTTGTCGATCGAGAGGCGCTGCTGGCGGGCGGTCGAGGCGCGGCTCATGGCGAAGTTGGCCGAGCGCGCCGCGGTCGTGAAGTTCCAGTCCGTCGGGTTCTTCGCGGCCAGCTCCTCGAGCTCGACGTAGACGTGCTCGCTGTCGATCGTCGCGGTGCCCGACAGGATGATCGGCGCCATGAAGTCCGACGAGCGCGGCAGGAGCGTCTGGTCGAACAGGATCGGGATGTCCTCCGACGGCTGCTGGCGGGGGAACTCGTCCCAATCGATCAGCCACCAGGCGTCGGACTCGAGCCGGCTGGCGCCGCCCTGCGTGCTGCGGAAGTCCACCCGGGCGTTGTTGGCGACGGCCAGCACGGGGCGGTCAACGCCGGTCGCGTCGCGCATGATCGCCGTCTCGAAGAACGGCAGCAGGACGGCCTCCCGCATCCGGTTCGTCAGCGGGTTGCGCTGCTGGTCAGCCGACAGCGCGATGATGTTTGACCAGAGCTCCCACGCCTTGCCGGCGAGCTCGTTGAGCGGGGCGGCGTGGAGGGTCTTGTACGGGTAGCGATACCACGCCTCCTCGTCGTCGTTCTCGTAGCGCCACTTGTACCAGGTGGCGAAGCCGTGGAGGATGTCGAGCCCGGTCGTCTTGCCGGTGCGGTTCGCCCAGCGCCAGACGTGGACGGACCCGGGCGGCCACTCGAGCACTTCGCGGAGCTTCTCGAGCTGCGCGTCGTTGAGCACGATCCCCAGGCCGTAGTACGCCCACAGCTCGATGTCGCCCGAGCGCAGCCACGCCTGATGGCGGGCGGGGATGTCCCGCAGCGCCTCCTGATAGGCGCGCAGCTGTGCTGGCGTCACGCCTGCGCGCGCTCCGTGAGGAGCCGGCGCTCCTCGGCGACCTCGGCCCGCATGTCGGCCACGTCCTCCGTCTCGTCGCGCCCGGTCGGGATGTGCCCGGCGCTCGCCATGAACACGGCCTTGATGACCTCGGCGTCCTGACCGCGGGCCTTGACCCGGAGCTGCTCCTCCGTGGCGGCGAAGCGGTGGGCGAGGTTGCCGACCGACACGAGATCCTTGGGCGTCAGCAGGACGTGGGCGGACGGGTGGTTGACGAGCTCCGCCGCGCGGTCCATGACGCGGGAGCCAAGGAACCGGGCCTTGCCGGCGAGCTCGTTGTAGGACATCAGCGGAACCTGGTCGGGCGCGATGACCTCTCCGCTGTGCGCCTCGCGCATCGTGGCCTCGACGTGCTCGGTGTGGCGGCGGATCGTCTTGCGGTCGATCTTGTACTGCGGGAACCCCTCGATCACGGCGGCGGCGCGGGCCAGGTACGTCGCGTAGCGCTGGCCTTCCTCGGTCCAGATCGCGCCGTTGACCGCGAGGCGCAGGGCCTCGGGGTACTGACAGACCTTGCAGTCGCCCTTGAGCGGCGCGGTTCTCACAGCGCGATCAGCTCCTCCGCCGTCCGCCCTGCGGCGTCGGCTTCCGCTTGGGCGAGGAACTCCGCTGCGGTCGTTTCGATGCGGTAGAGGCGGCACGCTTCTTCGCGGCAGGCTTGGAACGCGGGGCAGTAGACCCGGCAGTACCGCTCGATCTCGCCGATCGTTTCTTGGGCTTCGCCTTCTCCGGCAGGGACCCAGGCTTCGGCGTCTCGGCCAGCCATGAAGGGAACAGGTCCTTGTGCTTCGCCGCGAACAGCCGCATCTGCGCCTTCGATCGGAAGGGCATCACTCGCCTCCGTTGTAGTTGGCGATGACCCGCGCAAGTACGGAGGCTCCGTAGAACCCTCCGTGGGTGGTTCGGGCCGGGAGGAGGCTGGCAACATCACGGGGGACCTCCTGCGCCGGCGCCGTCGCTGTCTGGTCGGAGGCTCTCGCCGTCTCCGCCGCCGGCGATGGCTCGGAGGGCGGGAGCTCCATCGGTTCGTCCAACGCGCGCCGGATCTCGAGGAGCTTCTGGCGCCCCTCCTCCCGCGTCAGGCGCTGGTGCTCGAGCGACGCGACCAGTCGCTCGAGCGTCTGCGACGGTGACGGAGGCAAGCTGGACAAGGAGATCGGTCAGCCGAGCGTCCTTCGCCGCCAGGAGGCGCTGGTCAACGGCGCCATCGGCAGCAGGAGCGCCGAGAAGGTAGCCGCCGACGGCGGCTCCGGTGACGGCAAGTGCGTCGCCCCACCACGGCAGAGGATCAGGTGCAACGACCGCGCCTGCGCCAAGTGCGAGGAGTGCCAGCGCAAGGACCCGGAAGCGTCCCCGCGACGGAGCGACGACGCTCGCGCGTCCCGCCGGCGGCTGGCGATGCCTGTCCAGCCGTTGTCGCTC